GAGCGACATCCACTCAGCTTCGGTGAGCTCGGTCATCTCGTTGACGTAGACGATGTGGTACTGCGTCGAGAAGAGCCGCCGGCCCTGGTCCATGCCACCCAGCACGAGCTCGCCGCCGTCCTGGTGCACGTACCTCGAGCGGTGCTCGCGCGTGCGGTCTCCGATGGCGTAGTGCCCGAAGCCGAGCACCTCGGTCTCGAAGGTGTCGAGGAAGGAGTCGTTGAGCGAGACGCGCGTCTTGCGCAGCACGAGCACCTTCGCGTTCGACCAGCGATCGAGGAAGCCCCAGAGAAAACAGCCAACTCCTAACGACTTTCCGGTGTTGTGCGACCACAGGCCGTCACCAAGATAGTGCTCGGCTCCCGGGACGTGGAGGTCATAGTAGAAGTCGTTGCGCTCGAAACGGACGGACCGTACCCTGTCCCACAGGACCGATGCCTCCTCGGGCAACAGCCGCGTGCGCGCGTAATCACGAGCTTGTAGCGCGGATGGCGCGAGAAGGCGCCACCCTGGAGGCGATCGGCCGTCGCGTCGGGACCAACAAGCGGATCGTCCGTGAGTACGTAGAGCGCCACGCGCTCCCACGTCCAGGCTGGCGGCGTGCGCCTCCTGGAGCACACCCGATGGCGCGGCCGGTCGCTGGGTATTTGAATCCGGCGTGGCGTGGAGGCCGCATGCAGGACAAGGACGGCTATTGGCTCGTGCTGATGCCGGACCACCCTCAGGCAAATCGGCATGGCTACGTGCGCGAGCATCGGCTCCTGATGGAGAAGAAGCTCGGGCGCTTCCTGACGCGACGAGAGGTCGTCGATCACCGGAACGGCAAGAGCTGGGACAACCGGCTGTCGAATCTGCGGTTGTTCTCGACGAACGGGGAGCACCTTCGAGCGACGACGACAGGAGTTCCATGCCCGGCGAGAGCGAATCGGTACGGATCCACCCCGCGCGGGAAAGGAAAAGGTGGTCGCCCGTTGCCAGGCAAGACGCGCCTCCGGCGAGCTCGACGCGGTAGAGCCTCGCGAAGCCCTTGACAAAAGGCGCGTGCGCGCGCACCGGGCCGTGAAGCGTGGACACCCACGGTCGCTCTTGCGCACGCTGAAGCTCGTCGATGCGCCGGCCCTCGCCAGCGATCGGATCCCAGAGCTCCGTCTCGCCGGCAACGCATCCAGCGGGCCCGACGATCATGCACTCCTCGGGCGGGATCTCCTTCCCTTCCAGCCAACTCGCCAGCACCACCGCTGCTCCGTGCGCGTGATACCTCTCGGAGGGCGGCGGGGCGGCCTTCATTCCTCGCCGTGTTCGGCCGCGGTGCGCCTGCCTATCACCTTCTCAGCCGCTTCCCTCTGCCTTGGCAGTAGCGCGCGCTCATGCTGGTACACGCGCTCACTACATTCCTCGAGGAGCTCCTGCTCCCAGCGGAAGGCGAGCTCGAGAAGCTCGAGCCCGTGCACGAGCTCCCGGTCACTCTGGAACTCTCGGCTCTCCGCCCTCCGCGTCTGCATCTGCTTGAGGGTCAGCTGCCTCGAGCTCGGGGTCTCCGTCCTTCTTCTCTTCCCACTCGGTGAACTCAAGGCTGGGGTCCTCGTTGTGAACGATGATGACTTGGCGGTGTGTCAGCCCACCGGAATGCTGGAGCCTGCGTAGCTTGGCGAAGCGCTCGCTGAAGCGGTGCTCGAGGATCCAAGCTGCAGCGCGCCAGTCCTTCTGCTTTGTGGTCTCGCTCTCGTGCCAGCCCCTGGAGTTGTTCTTCCCGCCCTTCACGTTCATCTCGCGCTCGATGGTCGAGCCTTGCGCGCACTCCACCACGATCGCGAGCGCCAGCATCTCGGCGGCGGATTCGCCTCGGTCGATCGCCTCGAGGAGCGGCTGGTAGAGCGGGTCTCCCCGATACCCCATGTCCTTCCAACCCTCAAAGACCTTCCAGGGGATGCCAGCCGCCTTGCAGGCGGTCTGGAAGTGGTTGCCCCCCGCCAGCACCTTCTCCAGCATCGTGAGCTGGTACTGCGTCGGAATGGTGCCTTGGCTGCGCTGGGGTCTCCCGAGCTTCTTCGTCTTGCGCCGCTCGAGGGCGACGTCGTTCGGGACGAGCTCCGGTTCCTTGGGCGGCTGGAGGCCGCGCTGGTCGCGCTTCTGGTTCTGCTTCTTCGTGGGCATGGGGGAGAAGAAGTGCCGGCGCCCGCCGATCGGCTCCCCGTGCCGGCCCGGGGAAACATGAACCATCAAGACGAACGTGAGGCCAGGGGTCGCGCGGGTGCCCGGCTCCGAGCCTACTCCGGGAGGCTGGCCAAGTCCCGCACCAGGTACTCGTGCACCGAGATCAGGCGCCCCTCGGGCGTGCCGTTCAGGATGATCTCGACGCGGTAGCGCTGCCCGGGCTCGATCACGATGGGCACGGCCTCGAGCACGCTCATCTGGATGCGCCGCTTGAAGTTGTAGCCCGGCGGGCCCTGCTTCCACCCGGCATCGAGCAGGGGCGTGTTGAAGATGGGGCCTGTCGTGCCGTTGCCGGGCGAGAGCGCCAGGAACTCGTGGATCACGGTCGGGTCGTTGCCCTTGAAGATCCGGATGTCGATGTCCGTGATCTCCGAGTGAATCGGGAGCTCCCCGTCCCCGTAGGTGAAGAGGTCCAGGGGCTGCCAGTCCGCGCCCTCGAAGACCTTGTGCGTGTAGACGCGCGGCGAGCTCATGGCCCGATCATCCCGTGTCCCCGACCTGGGATCCAGCCCCGGCGTCAGCGCCCTTCAGGGACCCGGCGAAGGCGTTGTCACCGCGGGTCTCGCCCTCGAAGCGCTCGATCACGACGCCAGCCCTGGGCGGGAGCGAGCGCCGGTGCAGGCGGTCGAACATGCCCCGGCGCTGCACCTCCCACCACTGCAGGAGCCGCAGGAAGGTCCCACGGGCCCGCCGGGTGAAGGCGGCCCTGGCCTGGGGCGAGCGGCGCTGCTTGGCCCTGGCCGATCCCTGGGGCCTGCGCGGGGCCACCAGCGAGGTCGGGGCGAGTTGGATCCCGAGCGCCACCATGTAGCCCGCCTGGCTTGCGACCGAGAAGTTGAGCGCGAAGCCTCCGTTTCCGCTCGGTCCCGCCCAGGTCGCGCGCTGGACCACCGTCCCGGTGTGGTTGTAGCCGAGCAGCGCCACGTTCTCCTGGCGGTTCCGGTTGTTGAAGCTGATGCCTGTGCCGCTCTTCGCGTTCTCGGCATGCATGGCGGCGGCCCGGCTGCCATACTTCCCGGTCACGAAGAAAGCCGCCGCGCCCGCGAGCGCCCCGCTCGTGTAGCTGTCGAGCGCCGTCAGCGGCGTCAGCATCCCGACCACGATGTCAGGGGTGAAGCCGAAGGGGTTGAAGTCCTGCCGGCCCGTGGCACCCGCCACCGTCATGGCGGCGCAAGCGATCTTCACCTGAGAGCTTGCAGCCTTCAGGGCGCAGTACATGGCGGAGGGGCTTGGGAGACCGGCCACACGATCGCCGCGCCAGGTGAAGCCGTCCGAGTTCCACGAGTCGAGGTCCATGTACTCGACCGCTCTGGTCTGGTTCTGGTGCCCCGTGGCCATGGCGTCGCTCGACACGATGCCGTCCATGTCGGTTGGCTCGACCTGGTCGAAGTTGACGAACATCGAGCGCTCGGCAGCCTGCACCCTGGTCGCGAAGCCGAGGTTGGCCTGTGCGTCGTTGATGGCCGTGTTTAGCGTCCCACCACCGCCGAATAGCGCCAGCACGTCAGGTGCGAAGTGGGGCGAGATGCCGACCAGCTCCGCTGTCGGGCCTTCGCCTGAAAAGGATCCGACCGCTCCGGCCGAGAAGCCCGCGAAGAGGATGCACGTCACCTTGACGGCAGCCGAGGCCACGTTGAAGTTGATCTTTACGCCGCCCGCCATCGTGCTCACGAAGGCCGCATTGCTCACGATGGTGAAGGCTTGGTTCACAACCACGATGCAATGGCTAGAAGCGTCGCCAGTGTCGCGCAGCGTGTCGTAGTCGGGCGCGTTCAGCGAGGCGTTGTCGCCGTGCGTGCAATAGCTCGCGTTCTGATGCCCCGAGTCGGAGCCGTTGGGCGTGCAAGCGCCCATGCCGAGCATGCACCCGTCCGCGTCAGTCCCGAGAGCTGTCGTGCCTGAGTAGATGAAGAGCGCGAGGTTGACCGTCTCCGTGATGGACGGGTCCGTGATGTCGAAGTCCCCCGTCGCGAGGGGGGCGTCGAAGTGGACTACCGCGATCTGCTCGACCACGGGCGGCTATCCCGCCTCGCGGCCTACGCGCCGCCGATCTCTTCGAACGTGATCGAGGCGTACAGGCAGGTCGTCAGCTCGTTCGTGCTGTTGCGCGGGAGCCGCACGATGAAGCGCTCCGAGGGCGCCATCACGAACTCGAGGCCCTCGGGCGGCGTGTAGCGGTAGCCAATCTGGATGTTGAAGGGCTCCTCACGCAGGGTCGTCAGGGTCGCGGTCGAGTCCACGGTCGTGTTGGCCGCCTCGATCGTGGTCTCCGCCGCCGGGTCGCCAGTCTCATGCGGAGCAGGCGTGGGAGTGCTGCCGCCGGAGCCGTTGTTGGTCGTGCCCGTGCCCCGCAGGAAGCGCACGTCCAGGCCCCCCGCGTTCGTGTCACCGAAGTCCGCCACTCCGTCGATCCCGATCACCACTTCCTTGATCTTCGTGATGCACGTCGCGGGCGTGGTCAGCTCGAAGACGTCGAAGGCGTTGGTCGCCGGCAACGTGACCTGCGAGATGATGGTGGTGTAACGACGTCCCATCGTGGGTGGCTCCTGTAGGGGCTCTGGACGCCCGAGACGCTAGCGGTTGTGCCTCACAGAGTCGAGCCCTTGCGCGAGCCCGCGGTGGCATCGTCCCCGAGCTGGCTGCCTGCGAAGGCGTTGGCGCCCTTCGGGTAGCCCTCGAAGCGCTCCGTGACCACGACCGGAGGCACGGGCAGCTTCTTCCTCGGGAAGAGCCTCTGCCTCATGGCCTGGCGCTGCACCTCCCAGAACTGGAAGAGCCTGATCCAGGTGGGCGCCCGCGTGCGCACCCTCCCGAGAGGCTTCGCGACGTGCGGGCGCACCTGCTGCACGCCCGGCGCTCGCGGAGAGGCCACGCCAGGCCCCAAGCTCGAGCTCCTCGTGTGCACCCTGCTCGGAGGCTTCGCGGCCTGCAGGCGCGCTGGCTGGCTGGCAGGGGCGCGCTGGACCGCTGGTGCTGGCCGTACCGCCCCGCCCCGCACGGGCCGCGTCAGGGGGAGGCCGCGGAACACGCGACCCACCTGCCGAACCCCCTGGAGGATCCTCTGTAGGGCCGGCCGCTTGACCGCGGGAGGCGGCTGCTCCCCGACCGAGAAGACCACGGTGGGGAGATCGGCCGAAGCCGCAACGAGGACGTTGTAGTCGAAGCCGGTCGCGGTTATCCGCACCACACGGGCGGCCCACTTGGACTCGACGTGCACGGCCTGGTCCTCCGCGATCGAGCACGTTGTGATGCTGGTGCCCTGGTTGTCCGCGGAGTTCCACTTGGCGAAAGACCCACCTGCTGACCCGGTAGCAGGCGAGAAGACCCCGATGCTCATGGCGCCGGTCGTGGTGTCGAGCGTGTTCGCGGTCGCGCCCGCCTGCCCGAGCAAGAAGAGAGCGCGCGCCCTGAAGCCTGGCGTCGTGTACGAGGAGACGCCGGTTGTGTCCGAGTTGAGGACGGCGAGGTCCGCGAAGCACTTCTCGCCGTTGAGCGAGAAGGCCAGGATCCCGATCCCGATCGCTTCACCCAGGTCCCTCGTGGTGAACTCGATATCGTCCGCGTTGAAGGCCGTCACTTCGATCGCGACCGCCTCGGTGATGACGCCCGCGGTCGAGATCACGATCGAGAGAGCGCGGTCGTTCCGAGGCTTCTGCCCTACGCTCGTCGGGTCGATGCGGTCCCCGGCGCAGACGTTCATGCACGCCTGAGTGATCGAAGGCAAGCGCCCAGCGCACCCTATCGAGATGATGGTGTTGGCGAGGCCCGCGTCCGTGTTCCAGGCGGTTCGGGCGCTGGTGAGGAAGCACCCATCCGCCTGGAGGCCCAGGGAGGGCGAGTTCACCGCGGTATTGATGATCGCCGCGCTCGTCACTGTCGTGACCTTGGCGGTGAAGTGCGCTCCGTAGATGAAGCGCACGAAGCCCTTGAGCACGCTCGCCGTGTCTACGTTGATCGTGAGGGCGTTCACGCCCACGGAGACGAAGGTGGCGCCCACCCCGAGCGCCTCGCTCGACGTCACCGGGATGTTGAGGATCTTGTTGTTGGCCCTGCGCCGGCCTGTGTCGGCGTTCGCGGCAATCACGCCGTGCTCCGCCATCCAGCCCATGGCGATGGCGTTCGTCCCGTCTGTGAGCCCGATCGAGCAGCGCGCAGGGTTTGTTTCGGAGCCGGTTCCCGTGGCCCCCGAGAGCACGATGATGCAGGCCTTGGGCGTCAGCCCTGGTGGCCCGCCCGTGTCCGTGATCGTGAAGTTCCCGGTCGCGTTCGGGAGCGTGAAGGCGACGTCCCGAATGATGATCTCGTTGGACACGAGAGGCCGGCCCTACGGCGCTCGCGGAGGTAGCCTCCCGCGCCCCCCGCACATGGCCGCGACGAGCAGCACCGGGACGACGAGCAGCGGGGCGAGGATTGTTTTCATCCCGTACAGGAGGCCAAAAAGCGCCCCTGGCAAGCAAGCCACTTCCCCGCTCTATCAGCCGATCGTTTCGACGCCGTGCCGCACGCGCGCGAGAACGATGTCCCTCCGCGCCTTCATCCACGCGATCCGCCGTTCAGTCGCCGTAGGCGCCCGGCCGAGCTTGCGCCTCATACCCTCGTGGGCGCCGGCGCGCATCAGCCGCTCGTGAGCCGGCGATCCGAGCTCTGGGTTCCGGAGCTCGATCGGGACGGGCTTTGCCTTGCTCATGAGGCCACGACGCTTCGCGTTCACGCCGCGCGGAACCAGGCGGCCTGGTGCGCCAGGCGTACACTCCAGAACCGCCGCGCGTCAAGCCGCAAAGGCCGGCCCACGGGCGCGCGTTGTCCTAAAGCCGGTCGGCGCCGGGGGTTTTCAGGCCCCTTCGAGTTCCCGCTTCTGCGAGGAGCTCAGTCAGCTCGCCGCTCGAGCTCGAGCGTGCGGCCCTGCCCAGGGATTCGCACCGTCCAGAGAGACTGGTGCGCCTCCACTCACCGCAGACCGTCGCCTGCAGGGGGCCTCGAGTACCAGGGTAGCCGCATGGATGCACATGCTTCGGCGCCAACCGATGGCGGAGCGAGCCGTGGGGACAGCTCGACCCGTCGGACGCCGAGCCTACTCGGGGGCGCGGGGGAAGCAATCACCGAACGAGGCTTCCGCCGCCATGGGTTCCTGCTCTGACAGTTCTGACACTGACAGCTCTGACAGCGGCTCCGGTGCCGATGGGGGGCCTGGCCCTGCTGGCGCTCCCCTTCAGAAGAAGCAGCGGGCGCCACACCGAAGCCCGTCCATGGCCTCAGCGGGGCGCCCGCCTCTCGGGGAGTGCGTCCCCTTCACCCATCAGCAATCAGGCGGGCCCGTGGTCGTCCTTCCATGCCAGAAGGAGGTGTCGGACACGCCAGTCGGAGCCGGGTCGCCGTTCCCACCATTCGAGCCACCAGGCCTTGAGGGTGTCGACGATGCGGACGCCCTCGATCTCGATGCGGGGGCCGCTGTGGCGCTTCATCGTGAAGGCCCGAGCTCGAGCTGTAGGACGCCCTCGTGATGCGTGCCCGTGCCATTCAGGAGGTGGAACTCGATGTGATTCGAGCCTCCGAGGCGCGGGCGGTACTGGAAGCCTGGCCAGGGGATGTAGGCCATAACGCACCACCACGGCGCCGTGTAGCCCAGGCGCATGCCTGGGAGGCCCTGATGGCTCCAGGAGTTGAGCTGCACGGCGGCGTAGGTCGGCCCATCGAGCGAGAGCATGAGCAGGTAGAGACCTTGCTGCTCCGCCCTGGCGAGGGCGTAGGCGCCCACGGTGATGCCCTGGGGCGGGGCCTGCTGCCATGGAGCCTTGAGGAAGAGCAGGGCGAGGGCGTCAGCCTGGGTGCGTGAGCGTGCACGCGCGGTGAAGTCCACGAAGCGGCTCCAGGGGCGAGCCTGGCCGTCCAGGGTGACCAGGCGATACGGCCAGCCCCGTGGAGAGCTCGAGCCGCCGCCGTACCCGAAGGTGCCTCCGCCGGCGGGCGGGCTCGCTGGCTCGAAGCACAGGAGGGCCTCAGCGGCCTCCGGTGGCGTGGCCAGCGCCTCGCCGTCGACCTCGAGCACCTGGGGCTCCTGGACGATCAGCGCCCGGCCAGCGTCCAGGTAGAGCACCTGGACGGGCTCGCCTGGCGAGAGGCGACCGCCTGGCTCAGCGCTCGAGACCATGAGGACCGCGGTTCCATCGGTCTCGCGGATGTGCGTGACCGCACCCAGGTCCGAGCCCGAGTAGGTGAGCTGCTGGCTGCAAGCGGAGAGCAGGGCGCAGGAGGCGAGGAACTTCACGGCTTGAAGACCTCTCCCCCCGGCTCGCAGTGGGGCTCGCGACGAGACAGGCCGTCTTTGGGCACGAGCGACTCGGCCCACCGTTCGACCTCCTGCGCCCAGCCTTCCACGTTCTTCCAGGAGCGCACGGCGCGAGCGATCTCCGGGAATCCGAGCTCGATGCGCGCGAGGTTCTCCGGGTCGGCGTGCTCCGCAGCGCGGAGCAGCGCGTCGAAGAACCCGTCGCCGTGCATGTACTGCCAGCGAATCGCCCAGTAGCGTTCATCGCGCGGGCCGGAGAGCACGGCGGCGAGAGCGGCGCGGGAGATCGCGGTCACGGTGCGTCTCCGCTGGTAGGTGCGTTGTCGAGCAGCCCGAGCGAGCGGGCTGCGTGCTCGATGATGTCTACAGTCTGCGCTTGCAGCACCACGCGGTCCGCTTCGTCATCCTGGAACATCCGCATCTCGCCTTCGGTCATCAGGTACGCGGGTCCTTCCCCCATCAGCTTGCGATGGAGCTCTAGAACGCCACCGTGCTGCCTGGACACGCGCAGAGCAGAGCGCTCGGCCAGGATCTCGAGCACGCGCGCACCTAGGTCGGCCAGCTTGCCGATGCGCTCAAGCCTCGCGTCAAGAGCGGGCTCAGGTCTCGCGCCATGCGGCCCGTGGGTCTCACGGTGCTGCGCGTAGGCACGCTCGTAGGACTCTTGGGCGTCGCTCATCAGGGTCTCCTTGGTCAGAGGGGCCAACACTAGCGCTGGCACCCACGATTCTACCTTGGTCTGCAAATCCTGCTTGCCCGAGGCTAGCCTGTTTCCATCATGCGAATGACCCAGCGGATGCGAGCGGTCCAGACCCCGATCACCAAGGTCCTCTCCCGCAGCGAGATGGCCTTCGCTGGCATCCACGAAAAGGAGATGCCCCACCTTCGGAACTACGCGCGCTATTCGTTCCCAGATGCCTTCTGGTTCGAGGATGACCCGATCGCGAAACAGAAGATGCTGTGGCCTCTGCTCGAGGCGTACGTGAAGGGGCTCGAGAAGGGCTCGCCTGGCCGGACGGAACCCCTGAGGAAGGGCATCGAGTACGCCAAGAGCCAATGGCAACGCGCTCTCCGGAAGCTCGAGGCGCGCCAGGTGCGGAGGCTTCCCAGGCTCCCCGACCCCATGAAGACGGGCGCCACGCCCACGGTCGACCACGAGGAGGGTGACGACGATCTCCCGGCCCCGCGCTCTGCTCAGGCAGCCGCGCGCACGCTCAAGGAGCGCACCAAGCTCGGGAAGATCAACGAACATGAGCGCATCAAGGCCGCGCACGCCGGGGAGAAGGAGACCGATGGGCACGAGCGCTGGGATCCGAAGTGGGGTGACCCTGGCGAGCTCGAGGGCGCACCTGGACCGCTACCGCAGGGAATGAAGAGGCTCCCCCAGAGCGAGGTCGTCATCCCTCCGAACCCGAGGCGTGAGCACATGCAGCGGATGCGCGAGGCGAAGCAGGCGAAGAGCGCGCACAAGAAGGGCTAGGCTTGGGCTTCACGGTAGAGATAAAGCGAACCGCGGACGGCCGCGTAGCCAGGTGGCATTCGGACCAGGAATGGGAGGAAATCGACCTTTACCGCTGGACGGATGGCAATTACGGTTGCGACTGCAACCGAGAGATTTACTTCATGGAGGCCATAGGCGCTAAGGTCGATGACCAAGCAGATCTGGTCTGCGGCGAAACGCGGTTCCAGGTGCTCAGGATCACGTCAGACGACGGGTCACGGCTTCTCTAGCGGCAGGAGCCGCGCGCTGGCGACGAGCGCCAGGACGGTGGCGGGGTCGAGGAGGGCGAGGTAGGCGGCGTCTCGCGTGCTCCGATTGCTACAGGTAGCGATGATGGATGCAACCGCCGCATGGACTTCGCACGTGCCGCCGTGTCGCCACGGCCCCGGCGTCGCCTTCCGCGCGGCGGCCTCGATCTCGGCGAGCTTGGCGGGGGTGAGCGTCATGAGATGCGCTTACCGATCCAGCGCATGACCGTCACGGCCATCGAGTTTCCGAGCGCACGGTAGCGAGCGGAGTCAGACGCGCCGGGGATGTTCGTGTAGTCGTCCGGGAAGCCCTGGAGTCGCTCGCACTCGCGCGGGGTGAGGCGGCGGATGCCAACATACGAGCGCGACGAGCCGCCCGACGACGCGCGCAAATTCACGTCTCCGACTTCGGGCAGCGAGCCGCCATCGCGGCCTCTCAGGTTCCACGCGATGGCGTGCCCCGTATCCTTCGCTCCGATTTGCGCTGCGATCTCGCCCGACACGTCCGGATCTTGGCGCGCGTTGAAGGCGCAGACTCTCATCTGTCCGCTGAGCGAAGGCGCCACAGGAGTCGGGCTGCCACGATGGTCGGGCGAGGTTGCTTGCTGGAGATCGCAGGCGACGAAGGTCTCACTCTCGCCGTCGAGGCATCCGTTCTTCGTAAGAGCGCGCGCCACGAGCGGAACTCCTCGTCCCGTGCCGTCTTCGCTCGCATCGTGGCCTTCGGCGCAGAGCACGTGCGTGATGGCTCCAAGCGAATTGCTGCCCGGTCGCGGATGCGAGCGGACCGTGTCGGCGATCAATGCTCCGCCGCACTCTGCGTCGGTGCCGAGCCCGCCACCTCCTCTAGTGCGAGCCGCAAGGCTTGGGGCAACGTCTTTCCCCGCCTCTCTGCTCGGCGGAGGATCCCAGCACACGCCCGCGCGCTCAAGAAGTACCGCTGCGGCACGTCGCCAGTCTCCAAGATGGCCGACAACGAACACGCGCTTCCGTCGCTGGGCCAATCCGAAGAACTGAGCGTCCAGCACTCGGTAGGCGAACCCGTACCCGAGCTGAGCAATCCCTCCGAGGAAGGCGCCAAAGTCCCGTCCTCCGTTCGACGACAGTACGCCCGGGACGTTCTCCCACACGATCCAACGGGGGCGCATTCTGTCAGCCAGTCGGAGATAGACGAGGGCCAGGTTTCCACGCGGGTCCGCCATGCCTTTTCGGAGGCCAGCGACGCTGAAGGACTGGCAGGGCGTGCCTCCCACGAGAACGTCGACTGTTGGTAGGTCATCAATCTTTGTCATGTCTCCGAGGTTCGGCACGTCTGGGTAGTGGTGCGCAAGGACGCTACACGGGAAGCGCTCGATCTCCGAGAATGCTACCGGCGTCCATCCTAGCGGATGCCACGCGACGGTCGCGGCCTCGATGCCGCTGCACACTGAGAGATACCTCACTTGCCCGCCTCCTCCGCCGCGTCGAGCACGTCGGCCTCGATCTCGGCGAGCTTCTCAGGCGTCAGCATGCGGCTCCTTCTTCGCCCACCTCGCGCGGGCGGCTTCGAGCCAAGGCGAGTCACAAAACACGCACCCGCTCGCGACATTGGACACTTGATCGAAGTCCGCCCGCAGCTCGCGGATGGCGCGGGCTGCTGCGACGAGCACGAACGGCGGCACTTCGACCGGCTGCGTCTTGTCTTCATAGCCTCCGATCCATTCAAGGATGAGGAGGTCGGGCGCGTGGGAGGCCGGAGGCGCGCCGACGCCCGAGGGCCCGACCTCCAGAGCGGGCGCCTCTATGCCGGTCGCGTCTGGAGACGCTTGCGCCTCCGGCTTGTCGTCCATGGTCACAGAGGCTTCGGCGCCAGGGGCATCGGGACCGATGTCCCTTCTTCGCCAATTTGCAGGCCGCCACCAGCCTCAGCGCGCTGCGGGGTCCTCGGCTTCCTCCAGTTTCTCGGCTTGTTGATCTTCTTCATGTTCACCCACTTGCCTTCCGAGTTCTTCTTCTGGAGGTTGCAGTAGGTCGGGTCACCGATGGATCTGCCCCTGTACCAGTTGCCACCTTGGGTCTGAACGGGCGCGAACTCTCCGGCTGTGGGACCGTCGCCGTAGGCGGGGACCGCGCTCGTAAAGCCGGTATGGTCGACGATCTGCACCACGACTCCGCCCGGTGCGGACCCGTTGGTGTCGGCGACACTCGCTCGGGCTGTCGTGCCCTGTCCATCCGAAAAGAATTGGCCGTCGCGGATCTGAGCAGAGACCACGGGGGTCAGAGTCAGGAGAGCGAAGGCGATGATGAGTCGCTTCATGGTTTATCTCCTATCTCGCCCGGGGCACCATGCTCCGGGTGTTTCAGCTGTCAAGGCCGTGCTCATCCAGACTCCCAGCGTTTCCACAGGCGCCACCAGAGCACCCACGTTGTGACCCCTGTTGCATGCTCGAGGTCCTGCATCAGCGCGAGTTCGGCGTCGTTCTTGCTCCGGACAGTTCCCTCGAGGGCGGAGTTGAAGAAACGAGAGCGCGCCGCGGCCGGTGCGCTGCCGAGTTCGATCACGACTTTGTTCCACATCAAGGCGTACCGGAGGCTCAAGCGGACCTCGTTGTTTTTGGCCGCGCGCTCGCAGTCTTCCATCGTTGGAAGCGGGCCGGCAATCGAGGTCACGAGTTTCGGGCCGTGCAGACCCATCGTGTCGTCCGTTCCCAGGAGCTCGTGCGCCTCCTCCTCGGTGAGCTCCAAGAAGTCAGGCTGCCCCCAGGGCTCGATGGTCAGCCACGCGATGGCCTCGGCGCTGGTGCCGAAGTCGTAGTCAGCGAGAATGCTCCCAAGCTGGTTCTCTTGGTTCACAGGCCCCACCTTGGGGGGGTTGGGAACTTCCAGCTCGGGAGCAAGAAGACTGGCGCCGGCCTCGTCATGGACGGGCTCCACACTCGGCCGAGGGTAGGGCCTGGGCTCGGGCGGCAATCGGGAGAGAGTGTCCGCCCGAACCTCTGGACCGGCGCCAGAACGGTTGAGGAAGAGCCAGATCGAGCCGGCCACAACGAGGTTGAAGCCGATCGCGGCGAGCAGGCCCTTCCACAGCTTGGGGTTGTTCATGCTTGCTCGCTGGCCTTGGCGCTGCGTGGGCTGCCCGCTGGGGCGTTGATCTTCCCTAACTTGACCTCGGGGTCATTCCAGCCAAGGGCCTCCTGTAGCGCGTCCTGTGCGGTTTGGGGGCAAGCCGCCGAGTTAGTAAGACCGGCCAGACCCGTAACCAACCCGCCCGGGGTGCCGAGTCGCACGGCGCCCCCACCCGATGAACTCTCGGAAGCGGTTGCGCTTGGCTGCGCTGGGGTCTGGCCGGAGTCGATGAGGGTGACCGTAACCGTGGTCCTGTCGGAGTCGCCATAGAGCTTCCCTGTGTGCTTCCTCACGACCTGCGAGTCGTCGCACCACACGATGCCCGTCAAGGCGTCCTCGATGGCGCGCTCGTACTTCGTGAGGTCGGGCCTGGTGGTCGGATAGACGGGCGCGCTCGCCTTCAAAGCGCCGCTCGCTCCGTAGTGGCTCTTGGGCCGCGTGCGCACGATCTGGATGCGGAGCTCGAGCGGGCCTGCGAAGAGGCCCGCTCCGCTCATCGCATGAGCGCCCGCGGTTTGCACTGCCACGCGCCAGGCGGCTGCGTGGTCGCGCGCTTCCGGCCGGCGGCCTTCGGTCACGCGCACGCCCAGTGAGCCATCCTTGCGCTTGAACGGAAACGCGGTCTTGTTGCCCGCTGTCGCGGGGCGGCCAAAGACCGTGAACTCAATCGACATCACGGCTTCGCCGCCTTCACGCTCTCGAGGTAGTGCCCAACCAGGAACGGCACCCAGCGCCGCGCCTCAGCGTAGAAGCGCGCCTCGTTCGTCACGCGCGTCCCCTTGGGCAGCGGGTTCGCCTCCTCTGCCAGCTTGAGCAGCGTCTTCATCGCCTGCGCGTGCGGAGCGTCTTCCCTGACCTTCACTCAGGGCTCTCCGATGGCGCTACGACGCCCACCGCGGTATCGCTCGAGAGCTCGATCAGCCAGCACAGGAACTCGTTGGGCTTCAGCGCCACGCGCGCCTCGAGCATCGCTCGGAAGGCCGCGCGCAGCATGAAGCGCGTCGCGCGCTCGAGCTCGGCTCGTGTCGCGAGTGGAGAGATCCAGGCGTTTACCGCTCCGTCTCCATAAGGCGCGAGCGCCACGTCCGCACGGTGCGTTTGCGCCTGCGTGGTCAGCGGGATCTCTTCCGCCGCATCACTAAAGAGTTCGGTCGCGATGTTGCCCACGTCGCGCTTCTTCAGGCGCTTGCCTTCAGGCGCGCTCTCCTGGTGGCGAAGCTGGGCCACGACGCGAACCATCACCGCGCACGCGCGCATCAGGAAGAGCTTGCTCACCTTGGAGCCCTCGCTCTTGAACGCGACCACATCCGGCAGGAGCCAGATGAAGATGATGGGATCCCCAGGATCGTTAGCCTTAGCCTTGGTCATGCTTTTAGAGCCTACCGGGGGGCCTCAGGGCCGCAAGGGGGTCTTCAGTCGTCGAAGGAGCTTCGAGCTGGCGCCCCGAAGTCGAGCTCGGCGGTCCGCCCTGGTTTCTTGACTGGCGCAGGCGGGGGCGGCTCAGCTTGTGGCCCGAGGAGCTCGCGCAGGGCGGCGACCTCGAGCCCGTAGCTGTAGGGGGCCGCGTAGCCGGCTCCGGTCCTTGGGAGTGAAGCGAGCCTCCGCTGGACGGCGACGTCGACCTCGGTCTGACTGAAGCGCTCGCGCGCCAGTGGGCGCAACGTCATGAGCTCGCGCCAGGCGGCCCAGTGGGCCTCGGTGTTCCGCCTCCACACCGAGCGGAGCTGCTCCGCCTTCCCCGCGCTCTTCTTCGCTTCGGTCAGCTTCTTCGCGACGTAGTCGGTCACCCACTCTCGGAGAGCGGCGTCCCGGATGTCCTCGAGCTTCACAGGAGCCCAGCCTCTCGGAGAAGCTGCTCGTTCGACCTCGAGGGCCGGGCCTCTCCGTTCCGGCCGCGCTCGAACGGCTCCTGGATGTTCTTGAGCCCGTGCTCCAGCGCGAACCGCACCCAGCCCATCGCCTCCGCTCTCCCCAGCTTCGCCAGAGCGGCCAGCTTCCGCTCGGCCGCCACAACCGTCCAGCGCTCCCTCGGCCAGCCCTGTGCACGGTGGCGGCAGTACGTGAGGAACTCCCCGCGGAACTCCGGATCATCGAGCACGGCCGGGAGAGGCACCTGCTCGGGCTTCTTCGGCTCGGGGTCGGCGCCTGGTAGGCGGTCGCCTCTAGGGAGGTCTTGTCCACAGTGGGGGCACACGCGCTTCGCGCTCATGGTTCACGCCTGATTCTGCTTACGCCGTCGAGTTCCAGCGCGCGCTGGCGACCCATCGCATGGCGAAGCTCTAGGGTGGCCTGACACGTCTTCCAGTGCGGCCCACCGCCCCGGTCCATCAGGGACCACCGCCCCGAGGACGTGCGCTCCCAGGCGCACACAGCGCCGCATTTGGCGCACGCCGGTCCAGACTGCTTCTTCTTCTTCCTACGTCTACCCATGAGAAATCCCCAGAGGGCCCAGAGTTCCCTGAATGCTGCATTCCGCTCCTAGCTCAGACCACCCCCTCCCCTCCGCTGATTGGAGGGTCGAGAATGGGCTCATCCCGGGCCTCGTGTTCGTGTCGCTGTCCGCCCGAACAACCGGGGTCGGCTTTCGCCTAGCCCGGAAGCACACCTACGCAGCGGCCGGCGCGGAAGGCCACCGCGCAAGCGATCGTCTCGAGGGCCAGTCTCTGCACAGGGCTCCCTAGGCGGAAACCCTGAAGTTCACCGGCATGGCCCTGAAAACCCGGGGCGGTCTTGCGCGTTCGCGCTCCATCGACCACCGTGGCGTCGGCCTTGTTCACAGGCGCAGGTCTACCGCCGCCAAGCAGACCGAACAAGGGCCGAGACGAACGCAAGTTCTTCTCGGCCCTGTTCCTTCAAGGAGTTGCGCGCGTGCGTCTTGTCGAGATCCGGATCCTCGCGTAGCTTCCTCTTCGTCCTGGTGGCCTAGCCTCTGCCAGGGCAACAGGGTTTTCCAACCTTGGTCAAGAAGGGCCGGCGGTCCCCGCGGGAGCGTCGGCCCTTTCTTCTTGGCCTGAAAGGAAAAGGCCCGACCACCCTGCAATGCCAAGCGGACCCCGAGGGAGGAGGTTGGGTGCGCCAGCTATCGCAGAGGGTCGGGCCACGGAACCGGCCGCGTCTGATGGTTCCCAGCCGAATGCACGAGCCGGGCGGACGCGGCGAGGCCCCTCGTTCAGATGCTCGCCTTCCCCTTCTTCGGGGCGAGGTCGGGCGGGGGGTCGCCCATGGTCTCGTGGTCCCAGGTAGAAGAACCGCCCGCCCCAGCCCCAGGGCCAGGGGCCCCTGGCTTGCCTGAGACCGGGGGGGCGCGCTCTTCTCCAGACGCAATAGGCTCGCCCGTGGGATGGGCGTCCTTCTCGACGCCGCTCAGCTCATCCAGAGGGCCAGCAGGCGCCTGGCGAGGCGTGGAGAGCTCCTCCACGGTCGAGGGCGCGGCAGCGCGCATGTCGAACTCAGCTTCCCGGATCCCGGCATCGAAGGCCTCGTCCTTCTCGACGATGCGCTGATCGCTGGTCGAGAGGGGCAGGAGCCTCATCAGCCTGCGGATGGCGGTCTTCTGAGCCATGGGGATCTCGTCGGTGTCCCAGGGGCTCGAGCGTCCAGCCACGACGCTGGCGGAGCGCTTCTTGATCGCCATCACGGCCTTGTACGTCATCACCTCGAACTGAGGGGGCGTGTTCTGGTCCTTGAACCAGGCAATCGCGTAGACGTGCGTCCAGCGCTCGAGCGTGTCGTCCGAGTCCGTGGGGGTGTGCTCGAGCACCTGGTGGATGCCGTAGGCGTAGCGAAAGCGGTCCCCAGCGCGGACGACCCGCGCCTCGATCTTGGCGATCTCGCCCGAGCGCCGGGCGAGCTCCATCAGGCCCTTGTAGCCAGGGATGAGCTGCACGAGCCGGCAGCCCCGCTTCTTGCTGTAGAACGAGACCAGGTAGGCGTGCCCGAGGGTCCCATCGATCAGGAGACCGGCGGAAGCGGCCTCGAAGACGGCCGCCATGAAGGAGATCGGGTCAGCCTCCATCAGGTACTCGTCCTGCTTGACCGTGGTCAGGGCGATCCGGATGAATTGATCGGGCTCGAGCATGCGCGGGAGTGCACGCGCGAGCTCGGTGCGCTGTTGCAAGAGCCAGGCGTTGAGCCCGCCGCTCACGGTCGCGAGCGTGCGGGGCGCAGGATCTTTGGTGGCGGGCTGTTTCGTGGTGCTCATTGACGGTGTCTCCATTCAGGGTCGACGTGGGCCCAACTTGTGCGGGCGCGAATTCCTTTGATGACTGGGCGCGTGACGCCGTGTGCCCGAGCGAGGCTGTGTAGCGAGGCTCCAGAGTCCAGCGCGGCTCGAATGGAACGGACGGCCACAACGTTCAGTTTCGCGCCCGGATGTGCCTCACCGACGCCGCCGCGCCGCAGGATTCGACACGAATGCCTGGCATTCTCAGAGGGCGTAGCCCACACGAGATTCTCTGGCCGATTATCTGCGGGGTTCCCGTTCAAGTGATTGGCGTAGCAACGCTCGTCTGGCGGCGCTCCGAAAAAGGCGCGCGCCACGCATCTGTGTACGCCTTGCCGCCACGGCAATCTGCCGTCGCCGCGCGCGAGAGATACGTTCAAGTGACCGCTCTTGGCGCGCCATGGGCGCAGCACGACTCCACTACTTACGCCGGTTCCTAGCGCGCGCCGCACGCGCCCATGCGAGCTTGCTTCATATCGCGACGCCCCAGGAATCGGACGCCACTCCTCGGGGTCTATTTGTACCAAGACGGAAGCCCTAATTCCTGGATGCCCAAACTCTCGTACCCTGGCCACTGGTCGGTCTCCTGGCAGAGGCGCAAAGCCGCGACTGCAGCGCGGTACTCGAAGCGGCCAGCCTCGAGCACGTCCTCCGAAGAGCGGAAGAAGGCGTGCGCGTAGGGCGGTTCGGTCTCGTATACGAGGAAGTAGAAGCCGCGCAGCTCCTCATCTCGACAGGCCTTGAAGCCGTCCGAGTACATGCCGGCCTGGAAGTGCAGGCCGTAGTCGACCAGGCTGCGCTGCATCGCCCCGAGGCGCGCGTCGCTCGAGCTCTTGAGGTCGATCGCGACCCAACCCGCACGAGTCCGGTTGACGCGGTCGAAGCGGATCCGGAAGCGCGAGCGGTCCTCGTCCCAGCAGTAGGTGGCCTCGGTCTGGCCCTCGCCTTCACGCAAGAGCCGCGAGAGCGCGGGATCACGCGCGAGCTTCTCAGCGACCGTCAGGACCGTGACGACGTCATCACGGTAGAAGCGACTCTCCTCCGGATCCCAGCCGAGCGGGATGCGCTTCTCAGCCTTGGCCCTGCCGAGCCACTCATCGAAGAGAGCTCGCCCGTCTTTCGTGCGCCTGTCGCAAGCGAGGACCACGTCGCTCGGCACGAGGTACTCCACGAGGAAGCGCGCGGGCTCGAGCACGGCTGTGTGCATGGCCGAGCCCCTGAGCATGGCCTGAGTGGGCGGCTTCGGATTGTCGAGCTCGGCCTTCAGGTGAGCGGGGCTCTTCCTGTGCAGCGTCCAGAGCTGGCCGCGCGAGATCCTCGAGCGACAAGCGTGGTAAGTGGGCGCGGGAATGAACGGGAGAGCGGTCCCGTCGTAAACGCCAGCATTCTCCATCGGGCACGTCCTTGGTCAGGGGAACGCACCCAAGGCTACGCGAGAAGCTGGAATCTCGCTAGGCAGGCTCGGGCTTATCCCACGGCCCGTTCAGGACCGAACCAGGCAGCACCTTCACGCCCAGGATTGCTCCAAGGATGGAGCCTCCAATGGTGAAGGCTTGCAGCCAGTCGAAGCCACGGCCCGGGATGGCCTCAGCGATCCGATCCGCTTCGCTGTTGGTGATCGTGCACCCGCCCTCGCTCTTCGAGGAGCGCGCCTGGTCGATCGCCTGACGGAGCGGCTCGAACTGGTCTCCGGCGGCCTGGCAGGCCACAACCGAGAGGATGGCGAGGAGGCCGAGACACCACAGGAGGTAGGGCTTCATGGCGCCCATCTTGCCAAAGATGACGGGGTCACGGCTACGGCGTGACCTTCCCGGTGAAGTAGGAGACAACCGCCGAGATGATGGACGCCACGACGATCAGCCAGAGTGACGTGAGCGGCTGCTTGCCAACTTCGCGGCCCTCACCCTGCGAACGGTCCTGCTCGAGCTGCCCGATGCGGCGAGCAACCTCGACGACCTCGATCTTCTGCGCGAAGTGGGCAGCCTGTTCGCGCATCTGCTCGACACGGCCATTGGAGGCGTGAAGCCGCTCGTTCAGCGTCGAGGCGCTGAGCTCGATGGCGCGATCCATCGCGTCGAGCCGCGCGCCGATCAGGCGCTCCACAGCTTCCAGGCGTTGCTCCAGGTGTTCCCTCAGCGGGACCTCGGTCATACCGAAAGGTCCTCCGACAACGGGATCAGCCGCGTGGGCGACGGATAGGTCGCCTCCTCGGCCACGTTCATGCTGATCTGCGAGCACCGCTCACGAATCTCGGGCGTGTTGCAGCCGCGGATCACGGCCTTCCCCTTCGGGATCTGGCCGAGCTGCACGATCATGTTGTGCCCGTAGCCACCGGAGGCTTCGAGCAAGAAGGCCGGCGCAGAGAGCTGCGTTCCGCCGTTCCGCCCGCAGCGCACGAGCTCGTTGCCCCAGAGGTTGGGCGCGCGCCCGGAGATCGCCGTGTTCTTGATCGACACCGGACCGTTCCCGTGCCCGATCCCGACGCGCCCGGTCGCCCAGTCGTACGAGTTCGCCTCGGAGGAGATCATGATGCAGCGCGCGTGCTGCGAGAGGTTGCCGCCCCCGCGGAAGAAGCAGCCCTCGATCTCGATGATGCTGGCGCCGCCCTCGGCCACGAACCCGCCGCCGCCGCGGTCAGCCCACTCCTGGAACCAGCGTTCGAAGATCGAGTTCTCGAGGCGGATCTTGCAGGCCGGACCGGCGTAGGCCGTCTCGGTCGCGTCGCTGCGCACCTTCAGGTTCTGCGAGCCCGAGCCGCTGATGTGCAGGCGTCGCGCCAAGAGACCCAGTTTCGCGAAGCCGTGGTTGTAGCTCGCGTGCTCGGACGCGAGCGTCGCGTCGATCTCCGTGTCCTCGAAGGACTTGTCCGCGTTGTAGGAGAAGTCGAACCACTTGGTGCGCTGGAAGCCCGGAATGGGCGGAGGCACCCAGCCGCGCACGCCCTTGTAGCGGACCTGGAATTTGGGTTGGAGCACGCGCGCGAGGTTCTGCTCGCCGGCCTGGACCCCCATCGAGAAGCCGGCGTGGATCGTCATGGCTTCAAGTTGAACTATGCCAGGATGCCGTCCGATCGCGACAGCAGTCCCGTCGTACATGTTGCCGACCACGAGGGTCTTGTCGACGCCGGCCCCGATGATCCGCACGCCGTCGAAACCCTCGTCGATCCAGGAGTGCCAGTCGAGCTGTAGCTCGGCCGAGTTCCTGTACCACCCGATGTTGATGGCGCGTACGTCACCAGCCGGCAGCCTGATCTCCTTCAGCTTGGGTGTAGCCATCAGCGCTTCAGCTCCTTCTCGGCGCGCTCGGCGCGTTTGCGTTCCTGCTGCATGGGGCCGCGAACGACGTGCTCGCGAGCCGCATCCTGCACGGCGCGGCGGCTGACCTCCACCATCTTCCTGGTGAGCTCGCGGCGCTGGTCGATATCGGTGGTCTGGCTGCGCACGTAGGAGAGCGAAGAGACCGCCTGGCCTGCGTCCTCGAGCATCAGCCGGCGCGCGCGCTCCTGGGGTTCTTCCTTCCGGCGCACTGAGCCCGCGACCTGGTCGGCCTTCTCGATCTCGTCGTAGAGCACGTCCACCGAGCGCGGGCGCACGCCGAGCGGGCCGCCACGCTGGAAGAGCCGGCCGAGGACCAGCGTGTCCGAGACCTCGCCGCTGGCCTTCGGAGCTGTGCCCCCTAGGCCGACCTCGTCGATGACGTCGGTCGCGACGCCACCGAAGGCCCCGCGAATGGCGTGGTCGATCCTGCGCGGCGAGACCTTGAAGAGCTCGCCCAAGAACTTCGCGACTTCGCTGGTGTACTCACCTGCCTGCTCCTCGGGCGGCCGGCGCAGCTCGCCAGTCGGGACGATCGGCATGTCCCAGAAGCGATCGCGGTTCCTTGCCTGCTCGTAGATCTCCTCGGGGATGACCGGCCACATGTTGGGCGTGAGCGTCTCGAAGAGACTGCCGAAGAACTCGGTGGCCGTCTTCGGGTCCTGGCGATACCAAGAGTCCGCCAGGGCCTCGGGCAAGGAGCCGAAGAGTTGCGGACCCTCCTGCGCGCGCGGGATCAAGGCGAGCTCTTCGCGTCCGTTCCATGTGAACGGGAAAGCCCAGTACAGCGCCCGGGCGCGCGCGGAGAGCTCGCGATACCACTCCTTGTCTTTGTTCCACCACCAAAGCGCGAGCGTCGCCGCGGTCATCTGGAGCCCGCGGAAGAGCCAGCGGCCGGGCCGCTTCCTCGCAGCGCGGACGCTCGCGCGCATGCCCTGGATGGGCGCGTTGTGGAAGGGAACCATCTGGTTCATCACGCGGCTGAAGGTGCCCGCGGCCGTGAAGTCGACCGTGCTCTGCTTCGAGGCCAGGAGGAGCTGCAGCGACTGGTCGATCGTCATGGGCTGGCCAGGAGTCCAGCCGATCTCTCGCGCGAGGAGCTTCAGCTCAGTGACGCGCGCCCCGGTCTCGGGGAACTGCAGGATGTTCCGGACGAAGTCGAGCAGGTTGCGCGGGTCGACGATCCGGACCGCTCGGTTCTGGAAGAGCCGGCGCGCGGTGCGGGCGGTGTAGTCCATGTCCTGGCCCATGGGCTGCGCCATCTCGGTTCCCAGGTCCAGGAAGGCCTGCAGGTACGGGCCAGACACAACGCCCCCGGTCGCGTGGTGGAGCCCCGCGAGGGCCGTCTGCTTCACCCACTCGAAGAAGAGCCGCGGGGCCCAGGCCGAGCTGCGCGTGTTCTGCCAGAGCACCTGGAAGTCGCGCATGGGGTTCGTGATGAGCCCGAAGGAGGCCCGGAGCCCGGTCGTCCCGAGCCGGAACATCCGCGCGGGCACGCCCAGGACGAGGTCGGCTACCTTCGGGAGGCGATAGACGTCCATCCCGGCCAGCATCGAGGCCAGCTTGTGGTGCACCCGGTACCAGCGGACCTGGCCGTCGCGCCACCGCGGGATGACGGGGTCTTGGCCCTTCGGGAACTGCGCAGGCGCGAAGAAGGTCAGGGTCTCACCGAGGAGGTCGCTGAGGTCAGTGTCCTCGTGCAGGCCTGCCCCCTTGAGCTCGACCCCGCCTTCGGTCTTCGGGATGCCAGCCTTCTGGCGGAAACGCTCAAGGAGCTGCTCGATCGTGGCCGAGGCAACGGGGACCTGGTCGACCGGCACCTCCTCGATGAGATGCCCGAGACCCTCGACCTGGCTGAGCTTGAAGACCGCGTCGAAGACCATCCGACGGTGAGCCGCGAGCACGGTCCGCTCCGCGTTTGCGAGCAGGGCTGGAAACGGGTTCTTGATCCGGCGGCCCGAGCCCTTGAGCTTCTTCGCGACGCTGCCAGCCCCGCCCATGCCACGGCTCTTCTTCGCCTCGCCCCAGAGCGAGTCGAGCACGTCGAACTCGCGCTGCAGCGGGATATACGAGCCCGGGTCGACGTCGCGGATCTTCTCGACGATGTCCGCGAACTCAGGCGAGGCCTGCGCGGCGTAGTTCAGGACTCCGTCCGAGAAGTCATAGACCATCTGAGCGGCGCGCTGGAAGGCCGGCGAGTCGTAGGTCTTCACGAGCTCCTCGGCATCCTGGCGCGAGAGCCCAGGTTCACGCGCGCCGCGCGGGTCGTTGAGCAGCGCGAGGCCTCGCTTCGCCCAGAGGTACTGCACGAACTCCCGGTAGCGGCCACCAACGAGCGGGCGGATGTCGGCGAGGGGCGGCCCGACCTTCTCGCCCGCGAGGTTGACCATCCCGCTCTCGACCATCTGCTTGACCCGAGCCGAGTGCGTCGAGCGCAGAGCCTGGAAGAGGAAGAAGGGGTCCTCCTTCGGGTCCAGCAGGCGCCCGAGGCGCTTCTCAGCCTCGCGTGCGAGCTCGTTCAGTGGCCGCCCAGCCTCCACGAAGAGCTCGATCGCCGTGTCCATGGTCACCTTGGCGCGGAGCTTCTTCGCCTTCTCCTTCAGGCTGGTTGGCTCGACCATGGAGGCCGTGGCGCGCGCGACCGAGCCTTGGGCACGCCAGCGCGTCGTGAGCTCGCGCACGCGCTCGATGGCCGCCTTGACCTCGGGGCGTGGTCCGATGAACTCGGCCTCGAACCAGGCATGGAGCTTCGGCGCCCGTGCCAGCGCGCTCGCGGGCTCGGTCGTGTAGAGCCGGATGAACTCGGCGAAGCCCTCGGTCTTGTAGCCGCCCGCAGGCTTCGTGGGCCCGTAGAGTGCCTTCCCGAGTGCTACGAGCTCCTTCTGGATCTCAGGCGAGACGAGAGGCTTCTTCCAGTTGCCGCCCTTCTTGAAACCGAGGATGTGCTTCTCGATCGCGTGGCCCACCTCGTGAGTGGCGGTCGCGACGTTGTTGGCCGTCCTCACCCGGATGACCTCGGGCCCGACCTTGAAGACGCCGCGCGCGCCACGCATCCCGAGGCGCCCCCAGCGGATTGGGGTCTTCCCGCCCGTGGCCTCGACCACCTTCGAGAGGGCTTCGATGATGTCGGGCTGGCTGACGAGCTTCCCTGGCTTGGGTGGCGGCTGGAGCGCGCCGTAGAGCCTGCCACCGATCGGGGTGCCGAGGTTGGCACCACCACCCAGGATCGGATCCGCGGGGTAGCCAGCCTGCATCTGGGTCGGGAGCTCGCCGGGGTCGAGTGACACGCTCCCGTCGGTGGGCTCGTCCTCGATGTCGGGGTCCTCCTGGACGATCCCGGCATCCTCGGCGGGCGTCGGGTAGCGCGTCTCGAGCTCCTTCTTGCGCTCGGCGATGAGCCGTCCGACCTCGAGCGGAGACGTGCCCAGGAACGGCGCGATCGGGTTATCGCTGAGCGAGATCGGCATCACGAGCGCGACGGCTTCCTTGCCCTTCTTGAAGACGGCAGGGCGGTTCCCTCCATCGGGGAGCCAGACCGAATCAGCCTTGGTTGCCTTCAGGACGAGCGCGACATAGTCGGCATTCAGGAAGACGGGCGGCGCGGTGCGCTTGCCGAGCGAGGCCCCTGGCGCGATGTCGATCGGCGTCGGGTACACGACCACGAAGGGCGTGTCCTCCGTGCCCTCGCGCGCAGGCAGCATGTCGCCGAAGGTGCCTAATTCGGTCGCACCCTCGAGGCCGGCCTTCCAGACTTGATCCATGCCGGCCACCGAGACGCCTTCACCGATTCCCTGGAAGGCCTCGGAGCGCCGAGCGAGCACGGCCTTCTCGGTCTTGTTCGCATCCACAGCGGCGGAGCGAATGAGCACGCGCCCGTTCGTGTAGTACCCGCTGTCGCGTGCGGCCTTGTCGCCCTCCCAGACCGAGATCTTGACCGGGTTCTTTTGGTCCGCTCGCCAGTGTGCCCATGGGATCCGCTTCTCGAGCCGCTCGATCGGAGCGAAGGCGTCGGCCTTCTCCTTCTCGAGCTTGGCGGTCTTGTGCTTCTCGGCCGCGGCGCGGTACTGGGCAGCGTAGCGGCGCCTCTCGTCCAAGGTCGCGTTGCTTGGGACGTGTCCGGGGGCGCCGTCCATTCCGTAGGTGAGCGGCGAGCCCTTCGAGGCCTCCTCGCGCGCCTTCTTGGCGGCCTCGAGCTCGGCATTGACGCTGCGCGCCTCGGCCTGCTTGACGCCATAGCCAAGGATCTGGTCCACGGCCGATTGGATGCTGCCTCGAGCAGCGGCCTCGTTGACCATGTCCTGGCCAAGGCCACCTCCTCGGTAGAAGCGGAAGGCCTCGCCCACCAGCCAGTCGAGCGAACCGATGCCTTCCTTCGGGAGCTCGCGCTTCCCAACGGCTTCCTCCACGAGCTCGCGGAACGAGTCCATGGCGGCGCTGGCACGCGCCTGAGCCTCGGGCGCTGCTTCCGCCGAGAAGTCCACCATGCGCACCAGCGCCTGGGGCAGGCTCGGCGGGTGCATCCCCATGGCGGGCGTGTGCTTGAGCTGCTTCGCGAAGGTGCGCTCGTTGACGCTCGCGTAGTAGCGCTCGCGCGCTCGCCGGCCCTGCTCGATCGCTCGGCGCGCATCAGCCGCGTCCTTCTCGAGCGAGCGGATCGCGTTCTGGGTCTCACCGACGCTCGAGGCCGAGCGCTGGCGGCGCTTCTTCTTCTTCAGGAGCTCGATGTTGTGCTCGATCGCCTTCAGGCGCTGCTCGTCGGCCTCGGTGCCAGCGGGCTTCTCGACTTCCGGAGTGAGCACCTGGAACTCGGCGACCATGGCGCGAGCGCGCTCAGCGGCAGTGCCCTTCTTCGGGGCGGCCTCAGTAGCTGGGGCCTTTGCCTCGAACTCCAGCACTTGGTCCTCGCCGAAGACATCCCGCATCGTCTTGGTCGAGTCGTCCTCGGCCAGACGGACGATCACGCCGTCGTAGCCGCGCGACTCGAGCAACCGGCGCAAGTCCTTGATCTCTGCCGAGACCTTGGCCACATCGCCGCCGAATGGGTTAGGGAATGGCCATCCAGCCGCCTTCGTGAGAGCGCGCCATTGCGCGTCATCGTCGATCACGAGTGGGTTCCCGAGCGCCGCCTCGTGCTCGGTCACGTTGGGGCCGAAGTGCTTTGCGTGCTCTAGATCAGGCGTCGTGTAGCGCCCGGGTCCGAGGATCGCCTCCTGGGGGACGAACTCCGAGTAGGGTGAGGTTTCCCTCCCCTGGCCTCGCATCAGAGTGGCCTTGAAGGGTTTGCCCGTCTCCGCCTTGCGGATCGCGTCACGAGCCGTGGCACCCTTTGGCTTGGCTGCCGCCTTGGCTGGCTTGGTCTCGGCCTTGGCCTTCGACTTGACGACCCGCGCCGGCACATCCTCGAAGCCGAGCTTCTCGGCCGCAGCGATCCTGTGGTGGCCCTGGATGACGTGCAGCTTTCCGTCCTTGTCCTCGAAGAGCGTCACGGGCGGGAGCTTCGAGGTCCCGTCGGTCATGGCCGCCATCAGCTTCTCGACGCGCTCTTCGTCGATGCCGGAGCGGAAGCGCTCGGCCTGCTTGCGCACGACGCTTGCGATCGGGACAGGCTCGACCGGCCCAAGCTCTGAGCCTGGCGGGATCAGGGCGTGAGCCTCGGGCTCCACGTCCTCGGTGTGCTCGTAGACGAGGGGCTTCTCCTCTTCCTTCGCATTGGGCGCCTCCTGCGCTCCGCGCCGCTCGGCGCCCTCGAAGGCAGCGCGGCCCTTGGCGGAGTCGAAGGCCTGGAGTAGCGTCTCGGCGTGCTTGATCGTCGCCGCGGTGAGCGCCATTCCAGCCTGCTCGCGCTCCGAAGGCTCCACCGGGATCCGGCCCTCCTCCGTGAGCCTCATCTCGGCGCCGCGCTCCTCGGCCTGGACGAGCTCCTCGAGGGCCGCGTCGATGTCGGTCTGTTGCCCGGCTTCCTTGCGCTGCCTCAGGACGGCCTTCGCTTCTTCGAGCGCCCCGAGCACGTCATCCTCGCCGCCCTGCTCGGAGCGACGGATCTCGCCGACGACCTTGCGCAGCGCTTCGACCGAGTCGCTCAGCCGAGCCCGACGCTGCGCGCCAGCCACCGGCGGTGGAGTAGCTTCGCCTGGTGGTGCTTCCGGCACAGCGGGAGCGCCCCCTTCGGCTGCCCCTTGTGCAGGAACAGGTGCCCGTGCGCCTTCACCAGATCGAGGTGCTGCTCCAGCTCCGCCTCCTTCAGGTGAAACGCCAACACCTTCGGAGCCTTGCACACCAGGCACGGGCCCCAGGTCCGCCCCGACCGGCGCAACCTCGACAGAAGGTGCTGGCGCACCCTCAGGAGCTCCCGGCGTTCCGGCTTCAGCTTCTGCAGGCGCTCCCTCTGGTACGCCCGCAGGCAGTTCCGGCAGTAGGGCGCCCGCAGCACCTTCGGCTCCAGGCTGCACCTCGGGCAGATCGGATTCTTCCTCACCCTCGGCGAGCGTACCCGCCTTGCCCTTCTTCGTGGTGAGCGAGTGCGCGGAAGCTGTCGCGAGCGCGGAGAGGATCACTCCGGCGAAGAGCCCGCCCGTGCCGTTCTCGATCACACCCTCTAGGAGCTCGCGGTCCTCGTCATACTTCAGGATGTGGCTCGCGATGATGTTCGAGGCCATCGTCGAGCCCGACTCCTGGAGGAACTCCTCGCCACCCTCGACGAGCGCGTGGATGAGGGCTTCCTTCAGGCCCCCACCGCTCGCCTTGTCCGCGCGGTCCAGGATGCGCGAGAGCGGGATCGCCTCGGAGAGGCCGACGGCCCCACCGAGGAGGTAGGCCTTCCACTGGTCGGACTCGCTCGCGCCCGAGAGGCGCGCGTCCTCGTACTGCGCTGCAGACTGCACCGCCGCACCGAGCGACATGGTCGAGAGCGCCGTCGGGACACCAGCCGCCTTCAGCCAGGCGCCAGGGAGTGCGAAGCCCATGGCCGAGCCCAGGGCCTCGGGCCCGGTCGAGAGCAGGAAGGAGTCCCGCAGGCGCTCGACCTCGGGCATGGCCTGGTGAGCGACGTCCCGCACGGTCGCGGCGAAGTCGAGTGCCTGTTGCCCGACGTCCTCCGCCCCGAGGAGCTTGGTGGCGATCCCAGCGCTCTCGACAACACCGAGGCCTGTCTCGAGCGTGCCCCGCGCGAGCTTCGAGGAGACCTGCTGGGCGATCTCGAGCGGCTTGGCTGTCTGGACGGCCTGCAGGCGCTCCAGGACGCTCCCGCCCTCCTGCGGCTCCTCCGGGTCCTCGACAGCAGCGGCGCCCCCCTGCGCAGCCTGGAGGCGCTCCAGGACGCTACGGGAAGGTGCCTGCTTCGGCATTGCTCATCCGCCCCATCGGCTTCTCGGCCTGAGCCACGAGCTCCTTGATGACCTCCTCGGGCAGGCTCTCGAGGTCGATCTTCAGGCGGCTGGCGAGCTTGGCGAGGTCGTCCCCGGAGGCCATCGCCTTCCGGATGGCGCTCACGGCACGCTTCTGCTCGCCAGCCGGGACGGCCTTCCAGGAGCGGCCTCCACCGCCGGTGGTGGCCTTCTTGGTGTCGGCCTTGGCGGCAGGCGCGGCAGGCGCCTTCCCCTTGGGCGGAGCGGCCCCAGGCTTCCCGCCAGCGGCCACCCTGCCCTTCTCGGCTGCCTTCTGGGCGACACCGCGGACCACCTCGCCCTGACTCGGCTTCTTACCGCGCTGCTCGAACTGGGTCGAGTACCCGATCGGCTTCGTGAGGGCCTGGAGCGGCGCGAAGCTCTGCCTGGGCTCGGGCGGCGTCAGGAGGTCGATGTACTTCTGCAGGTTCTCGGGCGTGGGATCTTCACCCGTGGACATCACGAGCCGCATGGCCTCCTTGCGGACGTCGTAGGCGTTGGGCTGCGAGGCGCGTGCGGTCTTCCTGCCATTCTCGGCCTCGAAGATCCGATCGGTCAGGTCATCGAAGTCGAGTTCGCGCGTGCCCCACATGGCGCGCACGGTCTCGAGCTTCTGAGCCGCATCGCGGTTTCCGGACGCGACGGCCTTCGACAGGCGGTCGCCGATGACCGCGTCCCCGCGCTGGATCTCGAGGCGCCGCTCGTTCTCCTTCCGGACCACCTCGAGGATCTGGCCCTCCATCTCGGCCGCCTTCAGGGGATCGACCTGGTCGGAATCGAGCAGGGTCATGAGCTGTTCGACCCTTCCAGCGATCGCCTCGTTGGGCTCGGTCTCGTCCAGGAAGTTGAAGCCGCCTCGCGTGAAGCGGTCCTGCACTCCCTCGGCGACCTTCTTGCGCGCCCGGCCGAGCGCGCGCGTCTTCAGGAACTCCCGCTGCTCGTCGAGGTACTGCTCACGGTTCCCTGGGCTCATCCTTCCCGCGATCGACTTGATGATCGCGAAGCGGTCGTGCACCTGCTGCTCTTGCGCCGAGTAGGGGCCCTGCATCCCCGGCTCGAGTGCACCCGGGGCTTCGGCGGCCTGCTCCTGTTCCATCTGGCCGAGCATCTCCGTGCCGGCCTCACGGCTCGCCTCGAGGTCCTCTTGCGTCTGCGCCATCGCGCGCGCCTTGTCCTCGCGGTAGAGCTTGTCGCGCTTGTAGCGCTCCTGGGCTTCACCGAGCTCGAGGCCGATCCGGCCCCATTTTCCTTCGATGTAGGGCATGGCCTACTGGCGCTCGAGGGAACCCCCAAAGGCCGATCCGAGCTCGCCACCCGCCGCGCCGCCCGCCGGGCCTCCATACGCCGCGCCAAGGGCGGCTCCCGCGGCACCATAGATCCCGCTCAACATGCCGCCCTGGGGCTTGCGGACTGTCCCCGCGAGCATCCGGATGAGCTCGCTCTCCTGCTCGGAGCGACCCTGCTGGAAGGCCGCCAGGCGGTTCTCGCCCTCAGCCATGGCGCCTCCGCGGCCGATCGCGAGCTCCGAGAAGAGCCCCGAGAATCCGGCGTCGATGCCCTCGAGGTCGCGCGTGAGCGAGCTCGCAAGGCCCATGCGGGCGTTGTCGAGCGCGGTCGTGCCGAACTTGCCACCCGCGCCCATCCTGGCGGTGAGGGTGCCCTCGAGCTCCTTGGAGCGCGTGATCGCGTCCCGCCTGGCCCCCCGGCTGATGTCGCTCGCCTTGGAGATCGCCTGGTCGTAGCCGCCCACCTGAGCCGCCTGGCCGCGCTGCAAGGCCGCGATCGAGGCGTCACCGAAAAGCCTGTCGCTCTCCCGCTCCTGGCCGATGAAGCGGCGTTGCTCATGGCGGAAGCGCTTGGTGCCCTCGCCCCGCAGTGTGTCGAGAATGCCGCCCATGGGTCAGGTCCTCACTGTGTTGGTGGCCGTGTCCAGGATGGCATTGAGCTTGGCCGCAAGCGAGGCCAAGGCGTCGCGCAGGGGCGGGAGCACGTTTGCGACCAGGTCCTCCCGGAGGTCGTCCGCCGTGGCTGGAGCGTCAACCGGGTCCGGGATCGCAGCCAGGGTGTCGCTGGCCGTGCCCGCGCTGTTGTCGGTGAGCTCGGCCAGCTCGCTGAACGCAATCGAGACGCCCCTGCCGGCGTCGAAGGTCAGCCCTCCGCCGAGAAAGACCTCGAGCTTCCCGTCCGTCCCGATGCGCAGCCCACGGCCTGGCTCCGTCCCTGCGGCGCCCGTGGCCGCGCCAGCCGTCAGTGTCAGCCGTCCGTCCGTGTCGATCTCGAAGAAGGTGGGGTCGAAGGCATTGTCGGTCAGCCGGCTCCCCTCCCGACGGTGGTCGCGGGGGTCGCCGCGCCCATCTGCCATCAGATTGCTGTGCCTAGCAGAGCCCCTGAGGTTCGCCCGTCGTCGCTCAGCGCGGCTCATGGCGTGTTCCTGACCCGCTTCTGGCCCGCAGGATGGGCGCGCATGTGCACGGACTCGATCGCGCAGCGCTGGCCGGCAACCGAGTTCCGGACCCGGACGAAGCAGTGCGAGCCGCGCATCTTGGCACGCTTCAAAGGGTTCCGGCCCGGGTGCAGGATCCCGCTCGCGCGCGGCGACCCGAGGATGGCGGGATCATCGGTCGCGTAGAGCTGGTAGATGGCCCCGTCCTGGTCGCTCGCGAGCACCACGCGCGGACCCACGAAACGCATCTCGCGCGCGGCCTCTGAGCCAGCCAGCGGGCCAGCCAGGACGCTGAAGTCGATCGCGGTCCCGTCGTCGTCGTTGGCGTCCACGTCCCACTTCCTGATCCGGCCGTCGCGCCCACCGAGGAGGACGAGCCTGTCATCGGGGTCGTCCCCGTCGACCACGTAGATCGCGGTGGGCTCGATGTCGGGCTCGGTCTCGGTGCCGAAAGTGTCGGGCCAGGGTGCTGCCCGCTTCTTGTCCCAGAACCAATGCTCGACCGGGTCGCCCGGCGTCCCGAACGGGAAGCGCATGATGTGGACGCCCTTGTCGCGGTCGTTCCAGGCGAGGCGTACGTAGTGGGTCTCGAAGTTGATCCTGGAGAGGCGCTCGTCGATGTTGCGCTCGGAGACGCGGATGGGCCTCCCACCAGGCGCGATCGCGAAGAGCCCGCCCCGGCTCCCGATGAACCACACGTTGCCCTCGGGGTCCTTGCACCAGGGCCGGCCGAAGGCGATCCCGGTGACCTCCGAGACGATGTCGAACTGCCCGCCGTCGCCCGGGTCCCCGGAGAGCATGAAGATCGAGTGATCGCACCCGAAAAGCAGGAAGTCGTCCGAGAGCGGGATCAGCGTGTTGATGATGTCCGGGCACATGCCAGGCCCGGCCGAGTTCTCGCCCGCGATCGCCGAAGCCGGATCGCGTGAGGGCGGGAAGTTGTTGTAGTCGGTGGGCTCAGCCACGCGCGAAGCAGCCCAGTCGAAGGCACCCCCGATCAGGCCAGGTGCACGCGCCCAGAAGAGCCGGCCGCGCCAGAGCTCGACCAGCTTGGCCCCGTGCGGGACGCCCCCGGGAGTCGTGCTCTCGAGGGGAGCGACCGTGTCCTCGCGTGGGTCGAAGACCTGGATCTTCGAGACCCCATCGGTGATGTAGACCTTCTCGAAGGCTGGCACCGACTGGACGTAGAAGGGCGTCGTGGAGAGCGCGCCCGCGGCGCCAGAGGGCGTGGCGTAGGAGGCGCCTCCGACCGCGAAGGTCTTGATGAGCCCGCCCGCGGAGATCCCGAGGTGGACGTGCTCACGCGGCGAGCCGCTGAGCGGGGTCTCGGCCACCAGCCGAACCTTGGTGATTCCATGATCCTTCGCCGTCCCCACGCCGCCGAAGACGTACACGAAGCGAGCGCGAGAAACGGCGATGTCGTCGCCGTAGTTAGGGATCCTCGGGTCGATCGCGACCGCCGACGGCACAACAGGGTCCCCCACCTGAAAGGTGTGCAGTTGCGTGCCATCGGTGCCCTTGAACACCTGCACCGTGGAGTCGGCGTCGACCGGGACGTAGACGTTGCCGGTCGGATCCACCGCCATGCGCGGGTAGAGATAGGTCGGCGAGGCGATCGCCACCCCCCACGCCCCATCCACAGCGGCGAGGCTGAAGGTCGTGCCCTTGTCGATCACCTTGAGCAACCGATTCGTCGAGGGCGTATTGTCCCAGAAGGTGGTCGTGGGCCCGATCGAGAACAGGTTGCCGTCCTTGTCGACGCGCACACCGTAGCCGACGCCCACCACGCCGTTGCTAGAGGAGAGTGGATCGGGCTCCTCGCCATTGAGCGTCCACACGAGATCGCCCGTCGGGGACCATTTCGTGAGGCACCAGAAGTCCCGGATGGATCGCCCCCACGCGCCCAGGTCGCCATCCGGCGGTGGACCGCACACGAGGTCGACCACATTCCCTCCGAAGAAGGTCTCGGTCTGGCAGCCGTAGGGATGGGTATAGCTCTGGGTCTCGCGCGGGAGCAGGTGCGACAGGCCGAAGTAGTGGGCGAAGTAGCCGACGAGTTTGGTGAGCTCGTTGTCCGTCTGGTCCACATCCGCATCCGTGTCCTCAAGCTTGTCGTGGGTGAGGACCTTGGGCTCCGCCGTGCTGTCGCGATCCATCATGTCGAGCGTGAAGATCGCGAGTACATCGCCAGACAGATCGTCGATCGCGCCGCCCTGTGTACCCGAGCCGAGGATTGATGGGTCTTTTGTCGTGTTGCCCTTGCCCTCGTAGCGGTCCACTGGCGCTCCGTTGAGCTGGAAGAGTGAGCGCGTCTTCGTCGTGTCGCCCGGAGTGATCCCACCGTCCCACAGGATGGCGATGATCGCCGCGTCGTGGTCGTTGTCGAAGGAGGCTTCCTTGGGGTGCCCGTTGGTGCCACGGCCAGGGTCCCCGACTGCCGTCGTGGCGAAGTGCGTTATCACGCCCGACAGGAAGGTGCCAGGGATCGTGTTGCCGTCGGAGCGGTTCGCCGCGATGACGTGGTCGCTCGCGCCAGACGCCGTGTTGCTTTGCTCGAAGATATAGAATGGATTTCCCGAGTCGCGCTTTTCCGGGCGCACCACGAAGATCGACAGGAACATCGAGCCCTCGTAAGCAGGCCACACAGTTTTCTGTGTGTCGGCGTACTGCTTCTTGATCGAGCTGTTGGCGAGCGAGACGAGCGCCTGCGTCCCATCGAAGCGCACCCCGGGGCGCGTGCCGAGAGCGTTGAATGCGAGCGTCGGCGGCTTCTTCCCGATCGAGGAGGGCTCGTACAGGTGGCGATTCTTGCCCGAGCGATCCGGCCAGCGCTGAATTGGTACGTCCTGCGCGAGCGCCCCAAAGACGTCAAACACGCTGATGTCCTCGGCCATAAACCAGGACCACACCCGCCTCTCGAAGTCGTCGAGATCGTAGGGCGTCCAATCGACAACCTCGGGTGCGAGAGGGCGTCCGCCGGTGGAGGTCCTTGGCCACTTCGGATTCACTCGATGGAAGTTGCCGATGAGGAAGTTAACGATGGACCCGCCACGCGCACTCGCGACGAACACGTCTCCAGCCTCATTCAGGTCCATCCCATTCGCGGGCCACGGCACTCGCCACTCCTGTGCGAGGCTCGGTGCCGCCGCATCGAGATCCTTGTAGACCCGGATGTAGGCCTTCCCGATCGAGGGGTTGTTTTGCAGCGTGTAGAGCTTGTCCCGGTAGACCTTGGCCTCCTCGACGTACGCGCCTGGTCGCACTTCCCAGGCGAGCTCCACCTCGTCGTCGGGGAGTTGGGTCAGCTTCCAGAACTGGCCGAGGTCTGGGCGCGTGCCAAAGGGCGTCAGGGTCGCCGCCGTGCTCGAGACTCCCACATACACGTCGAAGAGGTCGTCCACGTAGACGAAGCGGATCGAGTGCCCCTTGTCGGCGACGGGCAGCGGGAACTGCCAGACGAGCTCACCATCTGGGTTCAGCTTCGCGATACCGGACGCGCCGTCGGTGAAGTAGATCGAGCCCTGGCTGTCGGTCACTCCATGGCGCACGGTCTCCTTCTTCGGGCCCACGGTCGACCACTCCTCGGCCTCGCTTGTGAGGGCCGCATAGGTGAGATTCCGGGTGTCGAAGACGACCGAGGCCATCTCGAGGATCCGGTTCGAGCCGTCGAGCTGCCCCGTGTTGGCAAGTGAGAGGCCAGAACGCTGCGAGATGCGCTCGCGCCCGGTCTTCGGGTCCTGGCCGCGCGCGTTGAAGGCTTCGCGCGTAGTCCCGAGGTCCTGCCGGCTGAAGGCGAGATCGTCTGAAACCCCGCCGAGGGGCATCTGGAGCTCGAACTCGTCTTCTTCAGCCATGGCTCAAACTGGGCCGTCGACTTCGGACGCGAGGCTGCGCTTGTAGTACCCGCCACGGTCGCCCACCCCACCCCGCAGTGGCCCCACGGTGGGTTGCTGCAGGCCATCCTGCTTCCTCGCCGCCTTCCAGATGTCGGAGATCGTGAGACGCGCCAGGAGCTCCTCCAGGGAGGGCTTTCCGATCTCCTCGCCCTCCTCGAGCCCGAGCGCGAAGGCCCGGCACGCCTTGATGAGCGCGAGCTCGAGCGCAGGGCGGTTCGCTGGCAGAGGCACGACGGCCTGGTCGTCCGCTGGGTCGATCACCAGGCGAGCGCGGTAGTACCCTCGCAACGAGTCCTTCTGGTTCGCTGAGACCCCGGGGAAGATCTCCAGCACGGGGTCCGTGTTCTTCGTGACGCGGTTCGGCATCTCGGTGATGACCGCGAGGAAGGTGCAGCCGCCATCGACCTCGACCATGGACGCGCGCCTGCCCGTCAGGACGTCGCGCGTGGTGAACTCGATCGAGCGAACCACGTCGCTCGTGCTGCGCAGCGGGCGCTGGCCCGGGAAGGCCATGAAGTCGCTCGGGAGCCCGATCGAGTCGTTCGGCAGCTTGAAGGCGACATCCGCGCTTCCGTCCGCGTCAGCCCCCAGGCCGTCTCCGTACAGGACGAGCGTGTCGTCGTCGAGCTTGCGTGCGACCTCGTAGCTGCGGAGCTCGACGTCCGTCCCGCCCAGGGCCGTCAGCCGATCGCCCGAGACGTGGGTGTGGTCCGTGAAGCCTCCAGCCTTCACCAGTTGCCGTGTGGCGTGGGTGTAGGTGGCGCCTATGATCGAGATCGCTCCACGGAGATCCAGGCGCAGCGGGCGCTGGAGGAACTGCCAGGCGTGCGCGGCTGAGAACCAGTCAGCCGCTAGTCGAAGGTACTCCCCCTCGCTCATTCCGGCCGAGGGCTCGTCGCCCAGCACGCTCCGGATGTGATCGAAGAAAACTGAGTTCTGCGTCATCGCGAGGGAGAGCTGGCGAGGCCCCGGCGCTTCCCATGCCAGATCGGAATGGCGCCGGAGCCCCCACCAGGAGAGTTGTCAGGTCTGAAGTTGATTGATCCCGAACGGGAGGCCGCCCCAGAACCAGATTTTGGCGAGGATCGCGGGATCCGCGTCAGCGACGGTTTCGAGGCACTTCCCGACGATTGGGTACTCCACTTCGACCACGAAGGTCGCGTCACGATCGACGAGACCCGTGGCGCTCGCCGGGGAAGCCCCAGCGATCACGAACAGGTCATCGTCCTTCGCGAGAGCGCCGGTCGCGTCGAAGACCAGGGCACGGGTGTGCCCGTACATCTTCACGACCGCAAGAGCGTCGTCCGCGACGGTGGTCCCGGCTCCGGCTTGGCTGCCTTCACCGGGGCCCTCCACGATGCCGTAGATCTTCCTGCGCGTGGTGGCGGATGGGACCGTGGTGGCGATCACGTTGGCGAAGCCACTGTCACTACCGCCGTCCATGTTGTTGTCGAGCACCGCGGCGTCCGAGTTGGCGAAGTCGAACTCGACCACCTGGCCGAGCACCTTCGAACCACCACGGACGAACGCCTTGACCGACACGTCGGGCACTTGGAATCCCACCCCGAAAGCCGTGGGCATGATGAGGAACATTGGGTTTTCTCCTTTGCCCTACGAGGTGTAGACCGAGGTGCTCGGCGACACGATGCCCTGTCGCTGATAGCTGGTGCAGATGGTGTTGAACCAGATCGCGATCGGCAGCACCCAGGTGTCAGGCACGTTGTGGTGCTTGGTCACCTCGTACTTGTGGAAGTACCGACGCGCGTGAAACACCGGGTACAGGTACTCGGCGTTCAGGAAGTAGAACCGCGGGCCATCGTTGGTGGCGTTGAACTCATCGCCCAGCGTGCTCGCTCCCGTGTCGTAGAGCGCCAGCCCTTCGAGGGTCGAAGCGCGTTGGATCGGGATGCCGAAGTACTGCGGATCCGGGTAGGCCGGGTCCTGCGGTCCAGCCACGAAGTGGTCCTGGAACTGGCGCAGCAGGTTTTTGTAGATCGCACGCCCGCGACGGGTCGTCACGATCATCTGCTTGTTGTACCGGGGATCTTCCCAGTACTGCTGCATGGTCGGAGGCTGCTCGTAGGTGAGGAGCTCCGACATGTTGTCGAAGGCCACCACAATGTTGTTGTCGGTGACGCCGACGCCAGCGGAGCTGTAGGTCGCCACTTGCGGCTGATACCGCCCAGCAACCGCTGCCGCTGTCGGCGAGAGGCCCTGCTTGGTGGTGAAGGCAGCGACGGTGCGGGGATTGAAGAGGCCGCTCGTGTCCTCGTTGATGTGGAACGGAATCGAGAACGGCTCGGTGCCGTCCGCGCTCTCCATGTCTTCCGGGAAAGGCACCTGCCACAGCAGGTTTTCGAGACCGTTCCAGATCGACGCCCAGCAGATCGTTTCCTTCTCGTTCCGGATGTTGACGAACTCGCAGAAGCGAGCCTCGTCGTCTCCATACGCCACGATCTCGTTGTTGATGATCTCCTGCTCGACCCAGGACATGTGTGCCATGGCGTAGCGCCACTCGACCTGGACTCGTTGCAGACGCTGCACGTTCTGCCACTGGTGCGAGGCACCGGGCAGGTAGGTCTCGAGCGAGCCCGAGTCCTGGAAGATCGTCGAGTGACGGAGGTTGGCTCCGCCCGAGATCATCTTCTTCTTGGCCCGCTGGCCCTGGATGAGCCGACCGAACCAGTAGGTATTCTTGACAGCCTCCATCACCAGGCCCATCGGGCCGTTGATGTAGGTGCTCGTGGTTCCCTCGACGAAGTCGAGGAAGTTGGCGAGCGCGACTCCTGAAGACATGGTAGTACCACGTCCTCCTTTCGGGGATTGGGGAACGAAGCGAGTTGTGAGAGCTGAAGTAGCTCCTAGCGGCGCACAGCGAAGCGCGAGCGTTCACCCTTGGTGATCGCCCTGAAAACAGCGCGGTCGTGGTCCTCGGTCCCCACCTCGGGCCCTTTCGACCGGCGCTCTTCACGCCTCGATGACGTCACAGGTGCACCGCTCTTGCGAGCGCGTGCTCGTCCTTCCTTGGCGCGCGCAGGATCGCCCCACAGGGAGCGCGCTGCCTCGCGAGCGAGCCGGCCGATGTCGCTCCCGAATCCGCCTTCGGAGTCGAGTGCGACCATGCGCTTCCGGAGTCGCTGGCGTGCGTCAGGGTCGGACAGGTGTTCGGCGTAGCGACGCCTGACACCGCGGATGCCCTGGTCGATGAGCATGTCCGCGACGGTGCCACGAAGGCGATCGAGCTCCTGCTTCTCAGCAGACGAGCCCGCGCCCTTGCGCGCCGCACGGCCAAACTCCACCAGGGCTTTCTTCGTGCCCTCGTCGGCTTCGACGCCCATCGAGCGAGCGAGTCCTTCAGCAGCACGGACGAGGTCTTCCTCCGAGGGAGTCTCTGTCTCGGGGTTCTCGCCTGCTGCACCCGCTTGCTTGCCCTTGCCGCCACCGCTCAGGGCGGACGACAAGGCGCGAATGGTCTCGTCTTTCGACTGTAGAGCACGATCGGCATTCGACTGGTAGCCGGAGTAGGAACGCGCCAGCTCGAGGACCCTCTCGGGTTCCTCATCGAACGCCCAGGCCGGGGCACCAGCTCGACGAAGGGCGTTACGCGCCTTCTCGAGCTGCTTCTTCGTGACGCGAGGGGCCTCGGCATCCCCAGCGTCATCGTCCTCGTCCGGGCCTTCGAGGTCATCCTCGGCGTCCCGGGCGTTGATCTCTTCTGTCTCCTCTTCCTCATCGAGCTCATCTTCCTCCTCATCGAGCTCGAGTCCCGGCCGGCGCTCATCGCGCTGCTGCATCTGCTTGCGCGCGCCTGGAGCCTTCTTGCCCATGATCTTCTCGTAGACGTCGGCGTCGGGCCCCTCTCGGCGCTCCTGGCGCTCGGCGTCGTCCTCGAGCGGTGTTCCACGGGGAACAACGTCGCGCTGGGAGCCGCGATCGTCTGAGGCGAGCCTCCCGAGGTCGCTCACCGCCTGGTCTACGCTTCGGCCGTTCTGGCGCCCCTGGGGCGGACCTGTGCGATTCTTGACCTTGGGCATGGGCCAACGGTCTACACAGCCGCCAGGGGCCCTGGCAAGAGCCTACGCCGCGGGTGGTGGCTCTGGCGCGGCCATCAGCTCACCAGAACGACGATCCTGCGCACGCCCGTCGCCTTGTCCAGCCGCGTGCCGTAGACCTTGCCGGGCTCGAGGAGCCAGAAGCGGCCCTGGAAGAGGTAGTTGCAGGGGCCGGTTGCAGCCACCCGGTTGATGAGCTTGTCACCACGGGGCTTCACGCCTTCGGAGCCTTCGTGTACGCCTCGTACCCGCCGAGGATCAGCTTCATGATGTACTCGCCGCCCTCGTGGGCCTGGAGCTGGGCTCCGAGCGTGCGCAGCTCGGCGGGCGACATCGAGGCAAGGCGAGCGAGCGTCACCTCGTACTTGTTGCGGTGACGGCTTTGCTGGGAATGGTCAGGGAGAGGTTTCGGTTGCGGCATGGGATTGGTCCTTGGTCTGGCTGAGCAGGAACAACTCTCCGCGCCCTAGCTGGTGGGAGCGAGTCTCATGGGCGCGGGCACGCGCGCCTCTTCCTCGACGGCGACGAGCACGTCCTCGAGGACCAGGGCTTCGTTCACGCGCCCCGGGATGTGGTCGATGTGCACCTGAGCTGAGAGGCCTACGCGCATCAGGCAGCGCTGGCCCTTCTTGAAGCGACTGCCGCGGTAGGCGCCCGTCGTCGGATCAAGGCGCCCGTCGCCAACGTCGAGCACCTCGATGAGCTGGAGATACTTCTTCTCGTTCGGGCTGCCTCCCTCGTCCTTCTTCTCCATCGCAGCCACGAGCTCGATGCCCGGGACGATGATGCCGCCCTGGCTGAGCGTCTCGTTGGAGATGAGCTTCACCTTCACGCGCGAACCGACGGGGCGGAAGTTCATGGGAGGGAGCCTACCTGGGGGCGGTCAAGGGCGGGAGTGGGTTAGCGATCCCAGTTCACGGGTTCGCCCGCGTCCCTGGCGCGCTTCACGGCCTCGAGCGCCTCGGTCTCGCTCTCGAACACGCACGCCCCGCCCTTGTCGTGGTGCCTCGCGTAGGGCCACCAACGGGGTAAGGAGATGGACCGGAAGCCCTCGCGGATGCACTTGAAGGCCTGGGTGGTGTCCCGCGGTTTGTCCGGTACGAGCTCGAAGTCGACGTCCTGCTCGAGCACCGTGGCCGGGGCCCCGTCCTTCGGGAACCAGCGGTAGACCTTCGCCTCTGGATCGAGAGGATGGGCGTAGGCGTAGAGCCTATGGGTCACTGACGAAGCTCCACTGCGGTCTCGGCCATCTTCGCATCAATCCACTGGGTTGCGCAGATCGGCCAGTGAAGTACTCGGCCGGAGGCGAACTCATCCTGAGCGGCTCCTTCAGGGAGCATTTCCCACAGGTACTCACCGTCCTTGTTCAGGGCTTCCACCATCGCCCTACCGACCCCTGTCCCGATGATCCAGCGATTGAGAACGATCCAAGGGCTCGACTCCGTTGACTCGCCGCATAGCGCGCAGAGATCGAGCGGATCGGTCACTGCGCAACGCGCCGCTGGGAGGCCTGGAAGGCTGAGACGAGGTTGCCATTCCTCGGGAGCGCCTGCCGGCCACCGAGGAGCATCGAGACGTCACGCGAGAGGCGAGCCTGCGGTATCCCCATGCCCTGCTTCGCCTCGATCTGCTGCCCTTGGAGCATCAGGGCCTGGTACTGCTTCAGCCCATCGGGATCGAAGTAGTCCGAGAGGTTGGGCGTGTGCATCATCTCCCCGATCGTCTCCAGGAACTCATCCCAGAGCATGAATGGGTACTGGGCCATCATGGGCAGGACAACCGCGATCAGGTTGATGAGCTGGAGCGTGCGCTGCTGCTCCAGCATCTCGCTGGTCGAGCCCATCGAGTAGGGTTCGATCTCGAGCGAGAGCGCCCGAAACCAGCGCGCCTCCGCCTTCGAGCTGATGCCGCCCACGTAGACGGCCTCCTCCACCGGCTTGCCCGTCTCGGGGTCGCGCAACACGCGCGCGCCCTCCGTGCCGAGGCTTGTCCGCGTGTCGTCGAGCGCCAGGTAGACGCTGATGTTCTCGAGGATGTGCCGGATCCCCTCGATGAACTTGACGGCATCGAATCCAACCTTGGTCGCACTCGCCTCCTCAGCCAGCTTGTCGGCCGTCGCCGTGACCCCCGCTTGGGTCTGGCCGCGCTCGATGTCGGTGATGCCGCCGTTTCGGTTGAGGCGATCCCGCGAGACGTCCAGGTGCACGAGGTGTTGCTGAGTCGCGCCCCCGAGCTCGATCTCCTTCACCTTCTTGTCGATGTCGTCGAGCCCGTCGAGACCCACCACGAAGTGATCCTCGAAGTCCTTGATCTTCTCCTCGAACTCCGGATCGGAGGCATCGACCAGGATGCCCTTCTTGTACTTGCGCATGGCGCGCGAGAGCGCTCGCGCCTGCACGTTGAGCTCGCGGCTCTGCTCCGCGACCGCGGAGATCTGGGCGAGACCCACCGACTCGTCCGGGATCGGATAGGCGTCGATCACGACGTAGGGACCGCGCTGGTGACCCCAGTAGGGGTAGGGCGCACGCACCCAACCCGACTTGGATTTCCCTTCCCCGACGTCGACCACCCCGAGCGTCAGCCACGCGCCGAAGCGCAGCTCGCGGTCCCAGGCCTCATCACCATGGCGCTTCCGGTCCGCCTTGGTGGGCTTGTAGTTCCTCATCCAGATGTTGTAGAGCACGATTTCGTGCCGGCGCGCTGAGCCCTCGCGCCCGCGGCCCTTGCCGCGCATCTGGTCGACCATGTACTCCTCGGTCAGCCCCTCGATGGCCTTCTCGTCCCAGTGCTCCTCGGGACTCTCCTTGGCGCGCTCCAGGAGCTCGTGCTTCTGGTGGATGGTCTTGTGGCCGCGCCATAGCTCCTCCTCTTTCTCGATCGCGCGCACGTCGTACACGTAGCGCCTGGGCGAGACACGCTTCGCGCTGGGCCAGCCCTGCGGGTCGTCGAGATCCGAGTACTGATCGTCCTGGTTCGGGAGCGTCAGGCAGATCGCGCGGTGGAAGCCGTAGTCCGCGACCAGCTTCTCGTTGAGCGTGCGCATCTCGCTCTCACGGATCCAGCGGTTAAGGGCGAGCTGGTGCGCCTTCACCATCTCGCGCTCTGGCCCGGAGCGGGTCGTCGAGCAGCGGCAGCGTGGGTTCCCGAGGACGAGCTGCGCCGCCCGCAGGCTCATCCATTCGTAGGCGAAGTTCTCGGGGTCGTACTCCTCGCCGTCGCCGTCGGCCGTGAGGCCCGCCTGATAGCCGCGCCAGCCTGGACCGTGGTAGCGCGCCATGCGCTGATCCCAGTCCTGGAAGAAGCCCTCGATCCACTCCTCCGCGGGGCGGATCTCCTCCTCCAGCATGTCGGAGGCCCGGCGGGCAGCTACGAGCATGGGCTCCCTACAGGCGAGAGCGGCCCATCGTGCCCGCGTTCATGCCCCTCTCGACCTGCTTGGGCTTCTTGATCCGCGCCTGACGCTCGCGCCGCTGCGAGGCGAGACGCTCCTGCATGGCCTCACGCTGCGCGGCCTGCTCGGCCTCGTAGCGCGCCTGGTTGGCAACCCCGTACCTGGCCTGGCGCTTGAAGCGCGCGAGGCCGCCCTTCTGCGTGCGCATGGGGAGCCCTACGCCTTCTCGCGGAAGCCCATCGAGCTCATGGGCCCGCTCGGGCCGCGCCAGCCGGGCCCGCCCGAGTTGCCCACCGACTCGCCGAAGTGGCGGGTCGAGCCGCGTGCGCCGCCGGAGCTCGAGCGGGGCTTGCCATTCCCGTAGGAGAGCGCGCCGCTCTTCTTGATCGTGCCGCCCCCCACGGTGGACGGCTTCCCTCCGGCGTTGCGCCGGAACGAGGTGCCTTCGGCGCTCTTCGGAATCTTGATGCCGGGGAGGTTCTTCTTCATCGTCGGTGGCCCTGGAACCCAGTTCTTCTCGTGTGCCATGGCGGACCTTTCCGCGGGAGGGAGGAGGTGAGGGGCCCAGCCGTATCCGGTGTGGAAGAGTCGGCCGGGCCTTGGAGATTGCCTGGGCCAGTCTGCGCCCTGGGCCCTCGGGCTTCAATGGCTCAGGGGGTGCCGTAGAAGACCGGTGCGGGCCCGGGGTTGGGCCAGAACTCGGCCGCCACGAGGGCCTCGTGGAGACGAGCCTGGGCGGTCTGGATGGCAGCCTGAATCGCGTCGGGCTCGGGCCAGATCTCGATGGCTTGCCCCTCGAGGTCGAGGTAGAGGCCCATCCAGACATCGGCCTGGAAGGCCTGGAGGCCCGGGTTCGAGTAGACCGGGACGCGCACCACGAAGCGCTCCGGGATCTTGTCGGCCTGCTGGACGACAGCCTCCACGGAACGGCCGAGCGACTCCTTGCCGTGCTCGACGACTGAGGCGCCCGCGTTCGTGCGGGTGAAGTTGACGCGCCGGATGGCGTCCACCACCGGAAAGGGCGCGGACGATCCAAGGCCGCGCTGGAGAGCTTTCACGATCTCGCGCGGAGAGCCTGACCGGTAATCCGTGCCCATGAGCCAGGAGAATCTCTGGCTGAAAAACAGGGGCATGCCGATCTGCTCGTGTCGTTGCGTGCGATCGAGTAGGACAATCACGGCGTTGGCGGTGTGGTACACCTCCGGATCTTGGGCGATGGCCCGATCCACGAGCGCTGCGATGAGATCCTCGAGGCTGTCGATGTTCGCGTGGCGTGGCGTGGGCTCGCGCTCGAACTCCCTGACCTCGCCTCCCGGGCTGCGGACGAACACCTTGCGCGGAAGCTCGGGAATGCGCAGCACCTCGAGCTCGGCGATGTTGGGGGCAAGCGAGACGATCTTGGCGATGGCTTCAGCGAGCATCGGCCACCTCCTTCTCGGGCACAGCCTGGAGCTCGGGGCCGTCGATGGTCATCTGACGTGCGTCGTCAGGCGAGAGCTCGTTGAGCCACAGGCCCTGACGAGCCGCGCTCATGTGGTAGACCTTGGAGGAGCGCACCGGGCGCTGGTCCTTCACCTGGAGCTGTAGGAGGCACTCGACTAGCGCGCCCTCCTCATCAGCGACGGGCACGATCTTCGCCTCCAACGTCACGGTCCGATCCTTCTTGAGCATCGGCCGGTCTCGGCAGTCGTCCTCGCAACGCTTCAGGGCTTGCTCGAACGCTTCTCGGATTCGGCCGTCGTCCATCTTGACGAGAGCCTCAAGGCAGAGCTTTTCTAGAGCCATTGGTCAGAATCTCCTTCAGGGCATGGGATAGGAAACGAGCGAGCGCGCAGTCTGACCGCGCGCTCGCTTTGCGGAAAGGGCCTGCCCGGCTGTTTACCGCGGGTTCGCGGCGACAGCAGCGGCCAGAGCGTTCCGGCTCTCCTCGAGCTCGACCTCGAGCTGTCGGAAGGGCTCGAGCTCAGCCTCGGTGGCGCCGTTCACGAGCGCTGCGGTGATGGCATCGGCGATGCGCTGGGCGAAGCCGTTGATGAGCTCGGTAGCCGAGGCCATCACGCCACGGGTCTGGGTGATTTCCTCGGCGAGGACGGAGAGGAGGGGGCTGGTCATGATGGGATCTTTCCTTTCGGGACAGGTCGGCGGGTTGAACGGTTGGCCTTCTTGATGGCGAGCTCGAGCAGGATCCGAGAGCCGCGAAGTTCTCCGGCGAGGGCCGCGAGCTCGGCCTTCAGGAGCGCCACCTGGGCTGGCGTGAGCCCGCCCATGAGCGTGCGCTCGATCCCGGAGAGGCGCGCTTCGAGCGCCATCCAGAAGCCAGGGTCACAGCACGGGTGGGGGTGCTCCATGCGCCAAGGAGATCACAGGCCAGTCCTCAAGAAAAGCTCGGGGCCCGGTCTTCCCGCAAGCGGAAAGGTCGGGCCCCGAGCATGGTCGACTTGGCGGCGGTAGACCAGCGCCTGAATGAAAGCCAGTGCGTTCCACGGTGACCGAAGCGAGAGCGTCTCGCAAGGGTTGCCCCGGGTTTTCAGGGCCATGCCGGTCGCTTCATGCGTGAGACTGGCCCTCGAGGTTGCTGCTGGCGCGCTCACTGGCCGCGTCAGCACACCGGATTCGGAGCGCCCACCAGGTCGATCTGACGGCCTGATGGATCACGGCCCACGCCCGTAGGGAATCAAGCGGCGTCGGCGGGGTCACCCCTCTTTCAGAGCCTCCCCAACGGGGAGGATAGGAGGGGGTCTGGAGGGGGTGAGTCCGTCCGCCTCCGGGCGGCAGAGAGGGGCTGGAGCTCTAAGGGGCGCGTTCGATCTCAATCCCCTGGGCCCCCGCCAGACGCTGGATGCGAGCGAGCGCCCACCTCTTCCACCTGACATCCGGCCTGTTCCAGTCCCTGGATCCGAAGACACGCACTCGCTTCGCCCCGAGGTTCTCGAGCGCGAAGGCGAGCGAGAGAAAGAAGGCGTCCGCGGGCCGAGGCACGCTGCCTGGCCCCATGACCGCGTTGGGCTTCAGCGGGAGGAATGGGATGCACGCGGCCTTGAAGGCGGGGGCGCTCTCCAGGGGCCCCCAGACAGAGAGCCCTGGTGGGAACTTGGCCACCTGGCTGGCGACCGTATCAGTCGCCCAGACCTCGGCCCGGTTGTCTTTCGTCCAGGCGATGGCGCCATTGACGACCACGGTGACCGCTCCAGGAAGGAGCTCGCGGCGTGGTGTCGCGAGGCCTCGCTTCGTGGGGAGCAAAAAGTTCCAACGGTCGGCGCCAGGCTGGCGGTTGGAGGGGGTCAATGCGTCGTCTTCGAAAGCACGTCTCGCAGGGCCTCGCAGGCTTCGCGAGGCGAGCGGCCCGTTGCGCTGCACGTCCAGCCTCCATCGCCAAAGTCGACGTAGAGCGCGGCCATGAAGATTGGGGGCTTGGCGTGTGGAACAGGCAGCGTGACAGAGATTTCCGCGTCGGGGTAGAACGCGGGCCGAAGGAACTTCTGGCCGTTATATCGGTCGTATCTCTCAGTAAAGACCTGACCCACATTGGCCTCCTCCATCGGATCAATGGTCACGTCGGCTTCCCTCCTGCGCCCATTTTCACTTCGGGCGGCCTAAAGCTCTGCGCGGCGGGGCAATCCGAGAAGTGCGAAGCCAGGTACACCTGCTCACCGTCGCGGGTCGCCAGCGCCTCCGAGAGGGGATGTGCTTTCACCGCGCCGGCCTTGGTCTCGATGTTCACCCAGTAGATCGGAGCGCCGCACTTCGAGCAGTTGGCCTGGTCGTCCTTCGCTAGGTCGACGGGCCAGCCGAAGCCGGGGCGATGCTTGCGGGGCGGGCTTCCCTTCACGGCCTGCGCTCCAGCCAGTGCGTGGCGCTGGGCTTCGTCTGAATCGCGCCTACGGGCTGCCATCGCCTGGGCTGGCGCAGGGCCTCTCGCATTCGCAGGCTCATGCGCGGCCTCTCCTGCGCCCGCGTCGCTCTCTCCGTGCCAGGTCGTACGCCGTCTCCGACAGCATCTGGTCCGCGTCCTGTAGGAGCCGCACGGGCTCCTGCTTCCGTTTGCTCAGGTCCTTTTTCCACGCTTCGAGGAGGAGATACCCTAGCGCATCACAGCCGTGATTTGGGCAGGCGGGATCCTCTTCTTCGAACTGGACGTCACCGCGCTCGGTCTCGCGTGGCGTCTTGATGACGAGACCCACGATCTCCTGCTCGAGCGAGATCGGGAGCTTCTGATCGAGCAGGGCCGGGTCGGGCTTGCAGCGCAGGGCATCCCGCCCGAACACGAGGCTCGGGAAGCCATCGGAGATGCGTGGCCGCAGGGCTTCCCGGACCGCGTTCAGCATCGTGAGCTTCCGTCTCGGCTTCTGGACGGGCTTGGCGATCCGGGGGACCCCTCGCTTCTGCAGGTGGTCGTTGAGCCTCTCGATAGCACCAGGGCCGGTAGAGCTCCCGTCCGCTGAGTCGCACGCCAGGAACCGCATGCGATAGACGGACCAGAGGTCCGCCACCCACTCTGCCCACCACTCGAGGTCCTTCTTCGTGTGGTAGACCTCAGCCACGCGCACGCAGCGCCGCTCGGCATCGAAGCCCCCAATCTCGATGGCGCCCGGGCTGGTGTGCCCGAAGTCCATGCCGCCCGCGAACCAGGTGAGCTCGGTCGACCACTGGAGCGACGTGAATTGGCAGGTGACCGTCTCGCCGCGGATGGGCTTCCCGAAGGCGTCCCGCGGCCACAGGAGCCGGATCGCCTGCAGGTGCACGAAGGGGTTGTAGCCGCCGTAGACGAGTCCGGAGGCCGTCCTCCACAGGCCCTTGAAGAGCCTGTCGTGCATGTGCCCGACCATCTGCTGGTCGAGCCGCTTGATGTACTCGGGCGTGATGGCGGGATTGTCCTTGTGCCACGAGAGGATCCGCTCGCGCCCACCCTGGCGAACCCGCCTGAGCCCGTGGGGCATGGGGTCAGGGAAGCGCCTGTGCGCCCAGTGGAACTCGGCATCGGGGTTGGCGTCCCCGATCAGGAGATGCCAGCCAGGCCCGCCAGGACGGCGGAGCGCGCGGTGGAGCGACATCCACTCAGCTTCGGTGAGCTCGGTCATCTCGTTGACGTAGACGATGTGGTACTGCGTCGAGAAGAGCCGCCGGCCCTGGTCCATGCCACCCAGCACGAGCTCGCCGCCGTCCTG